GTGGGAACAGTCACTAAACGTCAACTATCAGATGGCACAGTACGCTATAGAGCACAGGTCCGAGTTCAGCGAGAAGGCTACCCACCATATAAAGCATCAAAGACATTCAGTAAAAAATCACTAGCAGATGAGTGGATAAGAAGAACTGAAGCTGAGATTGAAATAAATCCAGACAAGATGCTTAATCCAAATGCGGAACTAAAGCACAAAACCTTGGCTGATTTTATTACTCAATATTTAGAAGAGGCAGATCGTTTCGCGAAGTCGAAAACCGGCGCTTTAAAATTTATCGCTAGTTTAGAGATTTCAGAGAAAAATATCTATTCATTAAAGCGACAAGATTTTTCAGACCATGCAATTGCTAGACGTAAAGGAGATCCAATAACCGGTCGCGAAGGTGTTTCTCCAGCAACTGCATTAAAAGACTTAAGTCATATTAAAGCGGTATTGGTACATGCTCAATTCGTATGGGGTGAACCACTTGAAGAGGTCATTGCTGAATTTGATAAAGCCTTAATCGGTTTAACTAAAGCACGTATCGTCACAAGAGGTAAATTACGTGACCGCTTACCAACCGATGAAGAACTTCAAGCCCTAACAACTTTCTTTTATAAGACTTGGAAGCGGAAAAAGAAGTCTGTACCCATGCATTTAATAATGTGGTTTGCTATTTATTCTGGTAGACGTGAAGATGAGATGTGTACTTTACGTTTAACTGATTTTGATCGAGCAAACTCACAATGGCTGGTACGTGATGCAAAACATCCAGATGGATCCGAAGGCAATCATAAATATGCCCACTTTGAACCTAAGGCTATTGAGCTGGCAAACAAATTTTTAGAGAAAGATACCCGTAAACGAATCTTGGAACTTGGCTATTCTGATCAGTTGCTTATTCCCGTTAATTCCCGAACAGTTTCTATTTATTTTAGTCGTGCGTGTAATGCACTAGAAATTGAGGATTTACGCTTTCATGATTTACGTCATGAAGCTGCCACAAGATATGCGGAAGATGGGTTTTCAATTCCAAAACTACAAACGATCACATTGCATGAATCCTGGAATACATTAAAACGATACGTAAATCTAAAAAAACGTGGTCGACGTTTAGATTTTGCTGAAGCTATGAGTGTGGCTGAGGCTGATTATAATAATCACTATAAGGAATGGAATAAGAAGCAACGTGTAATCTCAGAAATTGACACATTTGAAGCTTTCGATCTTTCAGAAAACATTGAAATTGATGTTCCCTACAATTTTATTAAAACTCAGCTGGAGCAATTCATAGAGGTACATAAACAAAGTAAATACTTCATCCGGAAGCATGTTAAAAAATTAAACACCCCTTTCCCTTTTTCATGGAACAAAGAAAAACAAGAGTTCTATATCACAGAGATTCAAATTGCATGGGAAGACTGGTTTGCGGAACACGGTGAAGTAGACTGGAGTGAATTGCCACCAGAAGCTTCACATTTCAGCTTCAAGAAAAATAAGGTTATTCGTTTATTTAAAAACCGAGTACTTGAATTTGAGCATGAATTAAAAGCATGGTTAGACATTTCGGACAACTATTACTTTGATGAGCACTATCATATTGAAAAGTAGTTTTATTTTTGTTGCTTCTGAAAATGCCACCAAGCTTTCTTATAGTAAACCTCATCACGTAGAAAATTAATTTTTAGCTCATTGCCATTGAGGTCATAGATTTTTGTGACCTCCCCCTTTTTGTCTATTTCAGCCAGTAGATCGGCAATCCGAGAATTTGCGTGGTTATGAATCTTAATTAATTTGCATGTCATATCAACATCCATAAAATACAAGTTATCCTATATTCTATTATTATTTTTAAGTGGGCAGAGCATGATAGATCAAAAAGAAGAAATGGCACCCCTATTTGCCTTAGCACATATGTACCTTATTGATGAAGATCGTTTAAAGAGATGGGTCAATGCTTCATTTGCATTAGGAAAAGTGGAACCATTTTTTATCCCAACATTTCAAAGCTTAGGTAGACTCGATTCGCGATTAGTGTTTTTTGATAAAATTATTATAAAAAACCTTATGAAAGGTGATAAAGGTGATTTTGATTTTAATGCATATACTATCGAGCATTTGTCGCAAGCAACCCTTTGGTTGTTTGGAGCTTATGAAATAGTCAGAGTGCTGAATAGTCAAGGATTTCAGGAAAAGCCAGAAATGGCTATTTATGAGAAATACCAGACTGAAATTAAGGCCTTAAAATTAAAACTTGCAAGAATACGAATGCCATTAGCAAAATTTGAACCAGCAACACGACACAAAGATGATGCCCATGTTCCCACACCAAGTTTCAATATAACTCATGGGGTCGCTTGGCAAATTACGGAATCAGAGTGGATTATAAGAAAAGAACTTTCAGATGAAATGCTTGAGTTATTAGAAAAGATTTTTGAAGAGACTAAAACTGAATAGGGTTTACTGTAATAAAATGCCAATCACTGAATTATATTGATTTTATCATGATTACTATTTTTCAATAACTTATATTCAAATTGATGAGTTAGCCAAACTCTGCAGCTGAATTGGCCAACCTTAGGCAGTTGGCACAAAATGCCACTTAGTAAGGCAGTGCTTAATAACAATAAAATATATACAGTACTGTCTACTACCTCTTTGCTATCATTTTGCCATTTCACGAAAATAAGAAGGCTAAATATGGCTACCCCATACATAACAATAGGCTGCCCTACTACTGGCGGCGGTCAAGTAATTTCGGGTAATGGCTTGTTCCAAATTGACGGCATTCCAGTCGCATGCACTGGCGACAAAGCGACTTGCCCAACACATAAAGTTGTTGCGACAATTGTTTCTGGCGACCCTAACATGAATATTTTTGGCAAAATGGCCGCCCGTGCTGGTGATAGTTTGTCATGTGGATGTAAGTTGCTGCCTAAACAAAATTTAGTAGTCCAAGACAACGGAGGCGGCTCAGGATCTTCTGCCAAATCTAGCTCAGCTCCTTTATCTCAAAAACAGCAAACTACTGACAGCTTTGCAAAAGATGACTACGAAAACTATTACATAGAGAATACTAAGACTGAAATTATCGAATTTAAAAACCTTCTATTACCGTATGATCAAGACAAAGCAAGTTTATTTGGTATTGCGATGCAGGCAATGTCGGGCGCATGTTCTTTTGAAGTGTCTTATAAAATCCAAAAAAGACAATTATTTATAACTGTGACCCTTTTGCCACCTGCATTAAAGGCCGATGCTACAATTTACACCTTTGGTACGATACGTTTATTTAAAAATAAGCAGCCAATTGGAGGGCCTTTTGCCCTTAAAGTTAGCAAAGGTTTCTGGAATACTGAAAATGATAGGCAGCCCGTAGGAAGTTGTGAAATCACATTGCCTGCACCCGACTTACAAGTAATAACAGTATCACTGGAATTAGGTTTTGAAGGTAAATTTGATAACGGTAAAGCTGTACCGAACCCACCTTATAAAACCCACTCATTCACGATAACCTCGGCAGCAAGACGTAAAGCATGAAGAAGTATATAACCCCTTTTATCATTATTACCGTGGCGCTAGTTAGCGCCTGCAGCAATGCTACAGATTCAGCCAAGAATGCTGAAAAAGCATCAAGTGAACCAGTAGTTAAAACTATCTCAGCCGAAGATCAGAAGATCATTGATAAGTATGAAAGTTACTTCAAATACTACCGTGAGGGTAACTTTGAAGAGTTTCAAAATAAAATGAAAGAGGTATTGCCAGAAGTCAGCAAAATCTCGGATAAAAACAAACGTGAATTTATGCAGATGAATATATACATGACATTGCAAGATTATGACGAGGCGTATGCATTAAATGCCAAACAAATTAAAGAACACCCTGAAAATCCCGCTTTAATTATAGCTAAATGCCAAATTTTAACGGTGCAGCAAAAAGATAAGCAAGTAATTTCTCAATGCTTTGATACAGCGGCAGCAGTTCTTAAAACAGCATTAGATAAACCAGAAAACAAAACAAATCCTGATTATAAGCAGGGCGAGTTTACATACTTACTTGCTAAGTACAAAGCTGGTCATCTTGAATATAAAGACAAAATGCAAAAATTTATTGCAGATATTAAAGATGAAAAATTAAAGGCCTCATTTAAAACAATTTACGATGTTGAAGTAGGTAATTAATTAAAAGCCCTGATTTCTCAGGGCTTAATTTTTAAAGTGCTCTAACACAAATTGAGACATTTACATTGCTGTTAATAGTATGAGCTGAGCATCCAGTTAATAGAATGCTCAGAAATAGAAATTTAAACATCGATTGGTACCATGTCGACAATTTTTCCAGCCAAATCATGATGACAATCAGATAAGAATTGAATCTTGCCATCTGTCAAAAATAAATGGCAGCGACTAGCCGGGTAATGATCATTAACAAGTAAGGAAGGTGTAAACGTTGGCTTATTTATATCGCCGTTAAAATCCCAAATACTGCCATTGTGATGTGCACCTTCTTTTACATGGAATGGATGTAAATATTTACACCCTGGGCACTTAAACATATAGATGCCGCTGCTCCAGTATTCCAGAAATGGTGTGAGCTCTGTTACTGTTTCTGCTTGAGTCATTTACATCACCACTCGATTGGCAATCCAGCCATAGAAAAATTGTTCCTGGCTTTTATTACGTTCACAGATTTCAATATAGCGCTGGCCTTGCATGATATTAAGAACTCGTACCAGGACTTTCTCACCGTCTTTGCCGCGTTTGGCCAAGTAAGTTTTGAGAGCATTTAACGTAGCTGGTCCATAAATTCCGTCGACCGCAAGATCTGGCCACCCTGCTTTACCCTGATTGTTCAATAAGTTTAGTGCACGCTGTAAAAGAGGTTTTGCAAAGCCGGTACCACAATTTACCCCCGTATCTAATAACTCCTCCGCTACTGCAGAAGAAAAGGCATTCACCTGGTCAAAACGTGGAGCTGTCCAATATTGTTTTTTATAAATAGCCTTTGCAGTATCAAGAGGCAGATCACGCATATTGCCTTTAAACCCATTAGCACGTGCAACGGCTTCAGTAATGCCGTATTTGGTTGCACCTCCTCGGTCGGCCGGATTATTTACATACCCACCTTCGCGCTTAATAAGCTCATCAAGATATTGTTCAATGTTCATTTTACTTTTCCTCAGATAATAAAAAACCGCCCGAAGGCGGCATTAGATGTGTGCTGGCTACAGCTGCTTTATATCTTCTGTTTTCTTTTTCTTTTCTAGCTCGGAACTACCAAAGTAATAGCCGCAAGCCATAGACATTGCCCCCGCAATAAAACCTAAGGCTGTATTTAAAAGAGTGCTATTTTCCCGTGGCATTTCCACGAAGAATAAAGCAATCACCAAAACAGCCATTAACCCCACAAGAGCAAATGAAAGGTATGCTCTAGTCTGTTCGCTGCTCATCATTATCCCCTTGGATCCGTTTCTTAGTTAATTCATATTGCTTCGTTTGAAGATCATGAATCTCATTCTTTCGCTTTTCATCTCGGCTTTTAAAATAGAGATTCGTTAAGTATGTAGCTACACCGATTAAGATTGAAAAGACAACAGCCCAGTCAATTTTTCCAATTACACCGATCAAGCTACCTCCCACTACATAGCCATAAGTGAATTTTGTTGCAGTCGCGGCAGCCGTGCTTGCAGCTGCTTCAACTACACTATTTGTTTGATCGTTCATGCATGCCTTCCTCCAGATCTTGGGCATAAAAAAACACCCTGATGGGTGCTGTTATTTCTTCATTTCAATTACACTTAATGTTCTTGAAGTGATCATAAAAGTACTATTGGAACTAACATTCAGTGGAATGTTTACTCCCTCCTGGCGAGCAAAACCCGCTTTAAGTGTGTAGGTAACAGCACCAACAGTCCTAATATCATCGATAGCAGACACGATAACCGCTGTACCATTAAAATTGACATTAATATTACCTGTTTCAATGTTTGCGCCTAGTGAGCCTCTGCCAATTAAAGACCCGTTCCTATAAATAGAAATATAAAAAGATGCCATAGCCCTGTCATTAGCGGCAATTGGATTACCTCGCCCATCACCTACACTGAAGGCCCCAAAAGAAGGTGTGCAAATATTTACTGAAGCATCAAGTCTAACTTTACCCCCACTTCTATTAAGCGTTACTTGTAGAAGTGTTCCTATATGTTCCTCCCATGCGGACAAGTGATTACTAAAATCATTATTAGGCAAACCTCCGGTTGAGCCTCCAGAAAAAGTATTGATAGTTTTAATATCAATTGCTTTTACACCTATTGGTACAGTTACTGCTTCATCTTTAATCTTTAAAGTATCAATTGCACCATCTTCAATATTCGCATTTTTGACTTTAATGGTTCCCAAATCGGCACTAATAACACTTAAGTTTTCTGCCCAGATCCGGTTAGCATTGATGTAACCGAAATTACCAGTATCAACATATAGTCCTCGTGGGATAACCGTCCCGTTAGGCAGAGTTAAAGGTGTATTCTGTAATGTCATTAGTGGTTTTGGTGTTACACCATCCACTCCTACAGGCGCACCAAACTGGATAGCATCGTAATTAAAGATGAATGTTGAAGTTGTGCCATCATTCATGGAACCATGACCAGCCAAATGGCCATTCACATCCATTTTTAAATATTGCTGAGCTTTAACGCCATCAACGCTCTCGGTAACTTGTTGGATTGAAGAAGTATGCCCTCCAACAGTTGTTTGCAGGTTTGTAATACTTGAAGCTTGTGTAGAGACTTTGCCATCAATTACCGACACTTTTGAGTCAAGCGATGAAAGTGCTGAAGCTTCTGCCTTATTTGCAAGGCCATCACTGATAGTTTTAATATCCTGCGACCAAACACCCCAAGTAGAGGCACCAGTGCTACGGCGTTCAGCGGTAAGCTTAGAGTCCGTTCCTCGTGCAATCTGAATGATTGGGCCACCAGATGCATCAGTCCAATAAACATATGTTTCAAGGGAAACATATGTGCCCATTCCAGTTAAACCAAGTGTAGAAGCAGATTTGAACTCACGAACAATACGTTTAGGGTAGTTTGCCCAATACCATGACGGCGGTTGGTTCGTAGAGCGAGTGTCAGTAACTTCGATGTCTTTCAGCAGTCCATTAACTGAGCTATTCAGTGATGTAATGCTTGAACCCTGGCTCGTAATCGAATTTTCTGTAGCTGTTACTCGGTTAGCTAGGTTTGTTAGTGCAGAACTATCTGCTTTACTTGCGAGCGTCCCATTAATACTTGTAATGCTGTTGTTGAGTGAAGTAATTGAATTACCTTGGCTAGTAATTTTACCTTCCGCTGACGTTACTCGAGTATCAAGAGAGGATAAAGCGTTAGCCGTAGCCTCATTGGCAGCAATCGCATCAGCATCTTCTATGATTAGATAATCAAGCTCTGTCATACCCGCTGCACTTGAATAGTTAGCGAGGAATTGAACGCTCAAAAATGCAGTCGCATTTGGCATTTGTCGAGGCGATGCCAGTGTCCAATTGCCTGTTGCTGCTCCTGCCGCGCGTCCTTTGACGTACACTGTCACTTCTTGCCAGACGTTGTTTGTAGGGCTTTGATTGATCACAAAGTAGTTTGAAGAACCAAAGTCAGAAGACACAGTGTTACTTGAGTTTACGTGCGAAATACCATCTGCCGCCAAGGTGCAAACTGAACAATATACTGTCCCTGTACCATTAAGGCGGCGATATCGAGCACGGATGCGATAAGTTTTGGTTTGATCAAATGGCAGTTTTGCTTTTGATCTTGCGTTTACGTGGTCATTCCCCGCGTTGTTACCAAAGCGATAAACTTTTCCACCTAAAGCATCTACAGCGTCAGCACGTGCAACTTCTCCATTCTTAGACCAGTAAATCCACTCTGAATCAGGATCTACATCAAGCGATGCAGACATGGTGATGCCATTTGCAACATTTTTAAGATTCGCGGTAAGGCTAGTGATTGAAGACGTGTTCGCCGTGATATTGCCTTCGGCAGCCGTTACACGGCTGTCAAGATCGGTAACGGCAGAAGTGCTCGCTTTGGTATTCAAAACACCATTAATACTTGTAATGCTGTTGTTTAACGAAGTAATGCTATTCGTATGAGACGTAATAGTATTGCCTTGTTGCGTTACTGTGTTTGTGAGGTTGGTGATTGCTGAAGCGTTGGCATTAGTATCAGGCAGGTGATCATATGAACTTGGAATCCATGCATCAGTTGTGATTACATCGCCTTTAACTAATACAGCCCAATAAACAGTACCGATGGAACCCTGTGCTGCACTTGGTCGATTAATCATGTAGAAGTTGATAACTTTGGCCACGCCAGAGCTATTCTTCGTAAAGGTGACTTTATTGACAACCTTGCCGTTTGTATTAACTACCGATTGAAGCGCTTGAGATCCACCGCCTGCGTACACCGCTAAGTTAGATGACGTATCAGTTGAGTTACGCTTGTGTTCTGCGCACCACAACAGAGTGTATTGAGCGCCAACCTCCCACTCTTCACCCATCTCATAAACATGATGCGGATAAGCGACGCCATTATACGTGCCGACCACATTTGACTTGATGAGTAGATTCGTCCCACCTTTCCCGCTAACAGCCAATGAATTAGTTAAAGAAGTAATCGAGTTACCTTGTGAACTAATGTTGCCTTCTGCTGTATTAACTCGATTTGACAATGAACTCAGAGCAGATGCATCTGCTTTCTGTGAAAGCGCAGTATTAATGTTGGTAACGCTGTTGTTCAAAGTAACAATATTGTTAGATGCAGAAGTAACACGGCCATCGATGTTGGTAACTTTAGAGTCAAGCGTACTTAAAGCAGAAGAGGTTGCTTGCAGGTCACTTGCTAATTTTTTGTTACCTGTAATGTTGCGAACTTGGATATTCGTTACATGCCAGAGCTGAGCTGCTGCTTCTGTCGCAGTAGTGCTTACTTGAAGCCAAGGGCGAATATCAACCATACCAGCCGGAACAGTGAAATAGCCTTCAACGAAACCCCAAGTATTCTTATCCGTTGATTTAACCGCTACTGAGTACCAAGCGTATGTTCCTGAGCTATTCCTAGTATTAAACCCAAGAACAACCGAAGCAGTTGCTGAAGTATTTGGGGTTGCGAACCAAGCTGAGACATAAAACATGTCTCCGACGTTGCACTTAACAAATGCCCCGTAATAACTATCACGGTTATTAAGTTTTAAAGCTTTTAGCGACGGCGGATTCGGCGCAGCGTCAGTTGCATCAACAATTACGCCTGACGTCCATCCATTTTTAGGGTCAATGAAGTCAGGATTAAGAATAAGATTTGACAAATCATTATTCGCAAGCGTGTTGTTTAAGCTTGTGATTGAGTTGCCTTGGCTTGTAATGCTGTCTTCTGCTGCCGTTACCCGATTAGAGAGTGTGTTTACCGCTGAGGCATCTGCTTTGTTGGTAAGCGTCCCGTTGATTAAGGTGACACTATTTTTTAAGTTGGTAATATCAGTGCCTTGGCTTGTAATTGTATTGCCCTGATTGGTAACAGTTGTAGTTAGTGTTGATACCGCATTGGCATTAGCGCTAATATTCCCCATGATTTGATCGTTCGAGGGCGACCAACCCGATGCGACATTACCTTCAGCAAACATAATATCGGTAATAAAAATGTCACCGACTATGCTGTTTTGTGGTCCAATCATTAAATTAAATGCAGATTTAGCCTCCAAATCTGCCGATCTAAACGTCACGGTATATCTTGCATTCTTATTAGAGATTGCTACAGTTCTTATAATCTGTGGATCGTTGTTACCTCCACCACTTTGATGGATAAGAACAGATACACCTCCAGTTGCATTAGCGCTATAGGCATTAAAGGAAAGCGTATATTCTGTGTCTCGTTTAAATGCATTAGCCAATGTTGATTGACTAATGCCTCGGAAGATACTTGTATTATTAGCTACAAGATGAAGCCAGTTTTTACCATTAATTGATTCAATAGTACGCACAACGTTTGTTGTGCCCCATGCGGCCCAATTCGTAAGATCATCAGAGAAATTACCATTTCGGATTAGGTTCGTACCTGCAACTTGCAAAGAAGCTTTAAAAGAATTAACTTCACCTGCAATAACACTATCTGTTTGTGTTTTTGTGTACGTGTTTGCAATCGCACTTGCATTGCTCGCAATATTGCCTTCAGCAGTGCTCATACGTGAGTTAAGCGCTGTGATGGAATTTGTCGCTGTAGCCAAACGCCCATCTACTTCTGTCACTTTGGTATCCAAAGTATTTAAAGCAGTTGCATTCGCTTGGTTACCAGCAATGGCTTCCGCATCTTCAAGAATTAAATAATCAAGCTCAACGATACCAGCTTGGTTCTGATAGTTAGCAATAAACAAAGGCGAAATAAAGCCTGTCATTTGCGATGCGGTACGAGGGTTTGCTTGTGAGCCTGCACCGCTTGCTGCACCGCTTGAACGTCCTTTGTAGTACCCGACAATCTCTTGCCATTCATCAATAGCAGGCGCATGGGCATTTACAACATAGTTCGATGAAGCCATGTTGGCCGCTTGAGTATTGCCAGTAGTTACATACAAAGCTTTATCAGGGGTTTTTTGTGCAATCCCCAGGTAAATTGTTCCAGTCCCAGCACGACGACGATATCGAGCACGGATGCGATAAGTCTTTGTTTGGTCAAACGGGATCAGATTATTTGCATGCAACCAAATAGTATCGTTGCCAGCATTGTTACCGAGCTGAATTACTTTGCCACTTTGCCCTGTAGCTTCTGCGATAACATTGAACTCGCCTGTAGCTGCATAAGTTGTCCAATCAGCGAGTGGACTTCCAGCATTCATACTAATTGTTGACGTTGCATTTGTTAAAGCAGAGTTAAGCGAAGTGATAGCATTTGTATTTGACGTTACTGTACCGTCAATGTTTGTGACTTTGGTGTCGAGGTTTTGAACAGCAGAGGCATCTGCTTTAGTTGATAAAGCACCTTCTGTAGACGTCATGCGGCTTTCAAGGCTCGTTACCCGTCCGGCGGTTGCAGTATTTTGATTTGTGGCAGTGTTGAATAGATCAGTCGCTTTTGCTTGTGTCGAAATGATCATTCCACTGGCATCAGCCCCAGCACTCCAAGTTGAAGGAGTTGTATTGGTTCCCACTTGGCGCTCAAGCATCATTCGTTCGATATTGATAACCTGTCCAGCCGCCTTCGCAGTAGGATTACCGATCAACAACATGCAGGCAGACGCACCACCAGCGGGCACAGTGAATACACAGCTATAGCGAGTTAATGTTGCCGTGATATTAAAGCGTTGGCGAACCCCGCTAACGTTATAAAGCTGCCACTCAATTGGATGTGGTGGGGTTCCGCCTACAGTTTTTGCAACAAAACTAAAAACATAGTTGCCTTCAGTGAGCCATTGACGAGGAACCTGACTACCGCCAACATTAAAATACGTTCCGCTACCACTTGCTGCAGGCATAGTGAACTGAAAAGCTCGAACATTAACTGTATCAGGCGAATTGATGACATCAAATGCCAAGCCTGAAACCCAGTTAGTTGGTTTTTCGACAGGGTTAGAAATCTCAGGACCTAGCAGGTTCAAACCTTGGTTCGGTAAGCTATTAAAGTTGCTTTGTAATGCAGTAAGTGCAGAGGTATTCGAAGTAACTTTACCGTCGATTGTAGTTACTTTTGAGTCGAGTGACTGTAAGGCACTAGCATCGGCTTTATTATTAAGAGTGCCATTAATACTGGTGACGCTATTATTTAATGAAGTAATAGAATTACTATGAGAAGTAATCGTATTACCTTGCTGCGTAACAGTATTAGTAAGATTAGTGATAGCGGAAGCATTAGCAGTCACATCGGGCAAGTAGTCGTATGAACTCGGAATCCAAGTGTCAGTAGTGATTAAATTGCCTTTGACCAACACAGCCCAATAAACAGTACCGATGGAACCCTGCGCTGCGCTTGGTCGATTAATCATGTAGAAGTTGATAACTTTGGCCACGCCAGAGCTATTCTTCGTAAAGGTGACTTTATTAACAACCTTGCCGTTCGTATTAACTACCGATTGAAGCGCTTGGGATCCACCTCCTGCGTACACCGCTAAGTTAGATGACGTATCAGTTGAGTTACGCTTGTGTTCTGCACACCACAACAGAGTGTATTGAGCGCCAACCTCCCACTCTTCACCCATCTCGTACACAAGATGCGGATAAGCTACACCGTTGTATGTACCAACCACATTTGACTTGATCAAAAGGTTGGTACCGGCTTTTGCACTAATAGCCAGAGAGTTAGTCAACGAAGTAATTGAATTACCCTGACTTGTAATATTGCCTTCTGCTGTACTAACACGACTGGTTAAATTGGTAACGGCGCTTGAATCAGCTTTTGAAGCAACAGCATTATTAGTCGCTGCTAAATCATTTTTAAGCGAAACAATTGCCGAACCTTGAGCCGTGATTTGACCTTCTGCAGTAGAAACGCGGTTAGTTAAAGCATTTAAGGCTGTAGAGTCGGCTTTCGTCGAAAGTGTGCCATTGATATTGGTGATACTATTGTTTAGCTGAGTGATGGAATTACCCTGACTGGTAATAATCCCTTCGTCATTTGCAACGCGAGTTGTAAGGTTATTGATAGCCGTTGCACTTGCGTCAAAAGCGTTCTTAATGGCATTTAGGTCGGCAGGACCAGCTACCCAAGTTGAAGCAGGCTTTTCAGAGCCGATTGACTCTTCAAACATCAACATATCAACTAGATATTCACTGGTTGTAGGACCTGATGGGTTACCTACAGCATAAATTGTTGCTCCAATTGCATTTGTAGGAGCCGTGCTAGATTTAAACGAATAACGTTGACCGTTTGTGCCTGGTGAAATATATGAATCGGTTTGACCTTGCGGAAAAACAATACCCCCATTAGTAGTGATATTCCCTGTGTTGGGGTCACGGATAAACCACAAGATATTAAATCTAATCGATGGTATTGCTGTCGAAATTGCTTTGAGCCATACACTAAACATGTATGTTCTACCTGCTTCAATATGCATAGACATTTGAGCAGGTGCTTGTGCTGCTTGCGCGGTACCAAAATAAACATAATGAGCTGCGGTAGTATGTGCAACCTTGTAAGCCTTACCATTGCGTCGCAACAATGAATCAATTAAAGCTACTGTTCGCCCAGCACCGCCTAAAGTTGGCAACTCTTGAGGATCAGAAAAAGGTGCAACAATGTTATTGATGCCTTTGCCGCTACTTAACTCTGATCTAAGTGAAGTAACTGCTGAAGCTGCCGCTGCTGCATTCGTAACTGCGGTATTAGCCGTTTGTTGCGCTGTAGCAGCTGCACTGATTGCATCAGCAGTTTTCCCTTCATTCGTCGTTAGACGTGAATCGAGAGAAGTAATCTTTGATGTATTTGCGCTAGTGTTTGTGGCATTAGTTGTGATTTGCGTTTGTAAACTAGATAAAGTGCCGTTCGTACTCGATTTATAAGTTTCAATGTTGCTTAACAGAGCCGCATCTTCTGACTTGCGCTGAGTTGTTTCAGTCGTTAGTCCATCATTTAAATTAGATATTGCAGCGACGCGTGCAGAGCTTTCATCAGCAATTTTTTGATTCAACTGGTTTGTCGAAGTTGTTAAATCACTTGCAACTTTTGCAGCAGCAGTTTTCGCTTCAGATGCTGCTGTGTTTGCTGTTAATGCTGAAGCAGCGGCTTGATCGGCTGTATTTTTTGCATTTGCCGCAATTGCACTTGCATCATTTGCAACCTGCTGAGCTGAAGAGGCTTGTGCTTGAGCAGTTAAAGCTGCTGTTTGAGCATTCGATGCTGCTGTTTTTGCCTCCGTTGCTGCTGTTTGTGCATTAGTAGCAGCAGTTTGAGCACTACTCGCCGCAGTTTGAGCATTAGTAGCTACTTGTTTTGCCGACTCTGCAACATCAACTGTATTTTCTATTTTTCCTTGTAACTCTTTAGCAAGGTCAGTTTCAGAAATATGTCCAGTGATCAGGTCTAAAACAGCATCTGGGTCGGAAGTTGTGATTCCATTTACCCAATCAGACCACGGTCCCACATTGCCGATACGGTCAATAAGACGGCCACGATAGAATTGTTTTAGATTCGGTTGTAACCCCTGGATTGTGTTGGTTGTTGTCGGGTAAGCAAACAATCCCAATTGTGAAATATTTGTTGATCCATCCGGTGAAACTTCAATTTCAGTATAGGCTGTATCCTTCGCACCGACTGATGGAAACCCCCAATCTAGTTTCATCCCAAATAAAATACCGGTAGCACGAATAAATGCTAACTTGGGTGGTAATCCTGGTTTGCCTCCAATATCGGTTAATACTGAAGAGACTGGTAAAGATGCGATTTCAAAAGCAGAAATTGCCGTAACTCGAGCTTGATATTTCCCCGAGTAAACACCAGGTACTTCGACTGAATTGTTGCCCGTTAAAGGTAATTTAATCCACGATCCGTCATCCTTTCTCCACTCTACAAGATACTTAACTGCACCCTTTGCTTGAGTCCATGACAAGATCATTGTGACGATATTAATACCTTGATCGACACGGTTTTCGCTGGTAATAAGTACGTCTTTAACAGGTTCTTGAGTTGAGGGGTTAATAATTGAAATCGGAGCATCTTCAAAGAATGCACCATTATCAATTTCATCAAATTTTTCTGGATTGTATTGAAGAGCAGTAATACTGAATTGGTGTTTTTCATCTTGTGCTATAGAAATAACACGGAACTTCATTGTCGCTAAATCTTTAGCATCCAAGACCCAAACGTTTTGTACAGCAATAGAGTTTGCATCAAATGGTAATGTTACAGTGACAACACGTCCTGAAATTGACTGAACAATTCTAGTTTGAGCTTTACCACTTTCGCTATTGATAACAAGTCGATCACCAGCTTTAGCAATTACGTCATCACGGTCAAGAGTAATACTTTTAAGGTCGGAAGAGATTTTAGATACACGTCCGCCGTTAGCACGCCCTGCGAACAGTTCATCAGCAACCTCAATAACTCGACCTGGTAAAGGAATGTGTCCATCTAGGCCAACTTTAAAGGAAACTGTACGAGTCTCTTTTTGTTCAGATAGTAAAGCCCATTGTCCGGCACGTTGTGCTTGTCCACGTGAAGTACACCCCCAAGCATCTAAATCTAAAATTCTTACTTGGCCGGCTTCTGCTATTGCTTTTTCATCACGTACAAATTCATATTCAGTTTTATAGTGATTTGCTGGATTATCCCAGGCAACTTTAATTACATTGTGACGATCACGTGCACGTGTACCAGCGTACTCAAAAACCCCTCCGATTACGTTTGCACGGCTATATGTGAAATAAGTATCTTGTGGAATGTCTGCATCACAATTAATGCTATTCCCATCCCAATATGCGATAGCTCTAAAAACACCAGCTAACTTCATTAGAATATTGAAAGCTTCATCAGCACTTTGCAGATAAACGTTGCAAGTGAATCGAGGCTCTTGGCCACCAAGGCCATCTGATACAGTCTGGTCGCAATATTGAGCTAAACGATACAATGACCATTTATCAATCATTAAAGGAGTTAAGCGACTCCCTAATCCATAACGATCATTTGTACATAGATCGTAATAAATCCATGCCGGGTTATTTGTATAGGCACGTTTAAATGTACCATCCCACATACCCGTATATTGTCGGGTTTCAGCGTTATAATTAGTGGGTACCTGAATTAAGGCACCTTTTAGATCTACCGCAACTTTTGCAACATTACTGAAAGTTTCTGCATCATAACGAAGACCAAGTAATGCAGTGTTTGGATATCTTAATTTCGTATCGACTACTTCAGTAACCGCCTCAATATACATCTTGTCACTGACATATTCAGATGTAGAATTCGGTGTAATACGGCGAACACGTATTAGCCAACCAGTGTCGGCTTTAGGTAAATCAATTCGATGTGCACGCTCATAATTAGTAGAAGTTTTATCAGTTATTTTTGTTTTTAAAACTTCTGTCCAGGCACCCCCATCGGTTTGAATATCAATTGCATATTCAATAGTGAGACCACTAACATCACCCGAAGTAGCGTCTTGTTTTCGTAGTGGTCCCCACTTAAAACGAATACGAACTGCATCTAAATCGAGATTATTGAATGCACGAACCCAAGGGGTTCCAGATTTCAACTCAACATCAACTGCAGTTTCACTGTCTACTGATGGAAAACCCTCTATGTAATCTTGATCATTTGTACCCTTTCGAAAATCAACTTTTACATTTGAAAATGATAGATTTCCATTGGCGTCCTGCAACGGGGTTTCTTCAAGAAGAATTGATTGATTTCCATTGGCTAATCCTTCAATTTCCCCCTCTGCAAGGCCATATAAAATATTAATGTAGGTTTTTGATTGAGCTGAATCCGGAGCAATTACAGGCTGCCGTGCTTTGTCTTTACCCTTTTTCGCGCCTTTTACAATCGCCATATCAAATCTCGCGCAATAAAAAAGGCGCTTAAAGCGCCTTGAAATACATTTAACTCTCTACAACTGGTCTTCTGGATATTGACCAGCACTTACAATAAATCCGCCTACTTCCCGTCGCCCATATAAAACTGGAACAGGATTACCCTGGGCAATTGTTGTTACTGCACCACCGAAACCTTGGTTTGCTTTATTGCCATCTTGGTTTTGATCTTGTGTATTATCTACTTTTGGCATCAGCATCATTGCAATACCGCCTACCATCATCCCAATACCGGCACCAATCAATCCCTGTGCTACAACTGCGCCAACGCCAGTCCATCCAGCAAACACTCCAACAATTACCCCCACAACAACCAATACAGCCCCAAGAATGGTTTGTAGTCCTCCACCACCTCCGGCACCGACTACACGAGGTACGACATGAATAACTTCAGCTTCTGTATTCATATCAAGTTGATCTTCACCAATATTGTCGCCAGTGATTAAGCGCTTAGTTTCATGGTCGTAAACTGAAGGACTTTTTTTACCGCGCTTATTGCTTGAGTTTTTTCTTTTTAGGAAGACAGCGAATTGCAAACCCTGCTCATGAGCATGCAGCATAAACTTCTCAAAGCCTGCAATTTGAACTGATAAGGCTCGCATAGCTTCACGGGTATTGGCCACATCGAGTTTAAATTCACGCCCAAATTTTTGACCCAGTACGCCGTATAATTTAATGGTTTTTAACATCTCGGTGCCTCAAGATTTTTACAGTACGCTCATGCCATTGTTTACCGTAAATTTCTCGCACTGATTTACGGTTATATGGATGATGAAGAATTAGAGATGACCCGATGCAGTTTTCCGTTTGTTCTGACTTCAATTTTCCATTATCACCAAGCCAGATAAGAGCATGATTAGGGTGCTCAGTACGCCCTACTCGGCAAACTAACATGTCACCATATTGCGGGGTATCTACTTCATAGAACCCAGCTTTTTCATAGTTCTCCAGATAAAGAGATGGATGTGATTTATCTTCCCACCATGCATCAGCACGTTGAAAATCCATGAGCTCAACACCCAATTCACGGCTATAAAAATCGCGGATAAGAGCATAGCAATCTTGCCAGCCATGGTAATAATTACGCCCAACTAAAGGGGCACGGTAACCACAAGGTTCATATACTTGAAAATCCAGATCCGGATAAGAACAAATGACCCAAGGTTTTTTATGTAATTCAATCTGAATTAAATCAAGATCAGTTGCTCGAGTAGTTCCGTCGGGATGGGAATGTACATAAGCTATGATTTCACCTTGATCTTCGGCAATGGTTAAATCTTCCGGGTGAATTTCAAACTCATCAGCTTTATCTGAAATATTACGACAACGAATATATTCTTTACATACGATCACTCCACAACATTCCTGTGGATAGCAATCATCCGCATGGGACATGATTGCTTTTTTAATCTTTGCTGTTAGTTTCATGAGTCCTCACATTAGACTTGAAGCCGGGAAGCCACCAAAAGGTAATGGTTTGTTTTCGCCGAAACGTAAACGGCAGGATCGGAGCCTTCCACCGCATCGATCTAAAGCCGGGTCATCAGTTGGTTCATCTTTATCTGTGAACATTGCAGCGCCTGTATATCCACATTCTTCCCCGCGATAGTTCCCCATAGTGCACCAATGGCACAATGAGGTGATTTGACGAACAGGAATTCTCAGACCTTCAAAATCAATAGGATTTGAAAGTTCAAATGTTACCTGCTGGGCATTTTCAGAAGTTTTTTGCTCGATATACCAGATCTGGTCTTTTGCTTCATTTGAAGCTGTCGGGTTTCCCTCAGGAAAGTTCTTGGCATCAAGATATTTTGATAGGGTGGTAATGACTTTAAGTTTTGCCCCAACAAAATCTTTACATTGGAGACAGTAAGCTGAGATTGCTCCTTGGATCCCGCCGATATTGTTTGCGATCGTTAGAGTTGGTGCAGAAGCTTTACCGTCAGATCTCATTTCTAGGCCAGAGACTTCCAAGCTAATAGCTTCAAACTCCTCACCCTGCCAAAAAATACTATTTGCTTGTTGATGGCCATGAAAACGTAAAATGCCAACCCCATAGGGGCTAGCATCTAGTTCAAATAGGCGAATGAGTCCACCTGGTTCGAGTTTTTGAAAATCACTCTGTAAAGTCATAGATACTCCTTAAGCTTGAGCTGGAGCTTCCGCGACTGGAGTGTATTCAACGCTAATTTTTTTCGTAGCTAAATCATATTTCATATTTAATGAATTAACTGTAACGCCATATAAATACCCGGCATTTTGAATTGCCTGCATTGCCCATCGAGTAATATCAGCATCCAGTAAAGTCATGCTTCCATTTGTACCGCCACCAGGTGTAACTACAATGCCCACTGAATTAGAGGGCTTATCATAATTAATAGCTAATGTTTCAATTTTACCTGCAGGTAAATCGTTGCCAAAACTGCGAGCATCAAATAATTGAGTACGCAATTCACCAACAAAAAAAGCTTCGGCAAGATCTAGTGTTTTAACAGCCATGGTTCTGCTCCTATAAGCAAAAAAAAAACTCCTATTAGGAGCTGTTTAGTAAAAATATTAAGGTTGGAAAACTTGAGTAAAAGTGGTTGATATGCGCCAGACATCGCCGCCCAAACAGGTATGTTGATAATCACCTGCTTTTACACGCACTTGCCCATCTAACGGCGAATCCCATAAAAAGGAATTAGCGCCTTTGTGGGCATCAAAAAAAGCTTTAATTTGGAAAATTTCAGCTTTATACGCTGTCCGCTGGTAAGTCCATTCACCAGATTTATTGTTAATACCAACGGATGTTGTTTGCTCATAACCGTCACCAAATTTAGTTGATAGCGTATTAAAGCGTTGAGTCTGATTATTACTTTCCAGGTCACATTCAAAAGTAAATTTAAGATCACTCATAAATTTTTCTCACAAAAAAAGCCCGCATGAAGCGAGCTTTTAATAGCCATATCTAAAGTATGACCAGATTAATAAAACTATACCGTAAATAACACAAAAGTGGAAACTAGATCGAGCACTACTTTGATAACAAACCACCCTGTCTTTGCTCTTGCCGAATAATGGTTCTTACAGCATTACCAATCAACTGGCCTAGCTGTTTTGAATCATTCTGAGTCTCAGTTTTGCTTGAGCCATCAGAGCTTACAGTGACATAAACAGTGATCGGGGTCTCGTTCGAATTGGATTGCTTTTGGTTCGAATTAATCGCTTCAAATTGTCTAGACTCTCTTCTCGTTGCAATGGCATCAGATTGATTGTTTGATACATAGCCACCGTTAGCATAACCACTTGGTGAACTCGTCCGCATAGATTCGACAACACTTACCCCACCCCAACGTTTAATATCATCCTGTGACCATACAACTTCGCCCTTATGCACTACTCCAGCTGGAGTATGTTTAAGCCCATTTCCTGTATAGCCACCATCAGAGAAACCTGCGATTGTTTGTGCTGCAATCAGGCCTACAGATGCATAGCCCAAACCACGTACGACGGCGGCAGCTGGAATACCTAAAATTGGGCCGAGCTCTAAAGCTTTGGCTGCTGCAAGCTCTGTACTAATAATACCTTGTGCAATTGCAATACCTTGTTGAACTAAAAACATTGCTTTATAAGCGCTACTTTGCTCTCCAGCAGACTCCCTAACCATTGCAGTCATATTTCCCCAAACCGTTGAAGCTTGAGACATCAACTGCCCATACCCTTCCATTTCTCGCTCTCTAGCAGATTTCTGTAAGTCTTGCTCAAGAAGCGTATATTTTTCATTAATTGCATATTTTTGCTGACGAAATATTTCTTCAGCATCTAACAAAGCTTGAAAACGCTTTTCTTCATCAACAATAGTTTTATCTTCAGAGATTGATTTTGCAGTAGAAGAATAAGATTCATTAGCCTTCTGCATATCATCACTATATTGATTCTGTAGGTTCCATGCATCGAGTTGGTCGGGGGTGAGGTTCTTCTTAGCTTTTAAGTTTAAAGCTTCGGCTTGAGCAATAGATGCTTGCTCATATATTGCTTTTTGATATTCTTCGAGCTTTTGCTTTTGAAGTTTGCGATATTCCGCAATTTCATAATCAAACATGGCTGTTACAGCCTTGCTACGAATCTCTTTTTCAGTATCAGAATATTCTTTTGATGCCTTAATTTGCAGCAATTTAGTTTGCTTTTGCATCTCAAGTTTTTGAACTTCATTCAAGTGATATTCATTAAGTTCATATTCTAATTGCTGAGCATTGAGTTGCTTTTGTGCATTAAACCGCCCAACTTCTTTTTCAGTTAAACGTTTTAATTCTTCACCTTTAAAATGCAGCTTTAGGTCACTTATTGTTTTTTGATGCTCTTTTTCTGCGAGAGTATCTTTATCAAGATATTGGTCTCGTAGTTTTTCTGCCTCTTCTTGAGTCTTTAGAAATTGATTGAGATATGAGTCAAAATCTTTTTCTGACACTCCAGACATATCAAAACCATTATTTCCAGCCACATAACCTTTGACGTTTTTGACGTACTGGCGATTAACAGGTCCAATGTTTGTTCCTTTTTCAACATTCCCTTCGCCTGCATGATAAGCAGAAATAGCTTTATCCCAATTGCCAAACTTTTTAAAGAGGAAGTTTAAATATTTGGCAGCTGCTTCAGCTGCTTTGCCAGTATCAAAAACCTCTTTGCCGACTAGACCCCAGCGCTTAGCTGTATCGTCCAGCATTTGAAACCCGCCCTTAGCTGTTCCATATTTAGTTTGTGGGCCAATTGCACTTGCTTTCCCTTTACTTTCTTGCATATTAATCGCAGAAAGTAGACCTGGTAAAAGTTCATATTTGGACTCAAGGTTTGAAAAATTATATTTAGAAGCATTGGCTTTTACCTGAGCGTTCACAGCCATAACTTTTTGCTGTTTTTTTAATTCTTTATTTTGTTCACGAATAGACTCTGTTCTTGCATCCGTTTGTGCTTTGATCGATTCTTCGGATTTCCAAATCGCTTTTTGAAGATTAATAGTCTCTAGGTCAGCCGCTTTCAAACCCTTAGCAATTGAATCTTTATAGATTTTTAAAAGATCATTTGCTTGAGCTTCAGTAAATCCTCGCTGCATAACCTTTTCAACAAATTTTGTATCGAACAATTTGTCTTCATACATTTTTCTTAGTGACTTCTGAGCTTCATCAGCTGCCTCTTTAGTATTTCTGATAGCATCAGCATGTTTTTGTTGTTCGATAGCGGCGTTTTGAGCCTTGTTGCCCGTCAATTCAACTTCTTTACCGAAAAGCTTAATGGCCGTTTTTGTTTTATCGGCTTTATCATATGCTTCCTTGTATTTCTCAATTTGCTCCTCGAGCGCCTTTCTAAGTGTCGGAGGTAACTTTTCTTTCGCCAGTTGTTGCAAGGCCTCCTTATAGCTAATGGTTCCTAAACGAGCCTCATTTGAAATGCGTGTAACTTCGACATTGCCCTGTGCATAGTTTTGGATATCAATTAGGGCTGAGCCTACACCATATTCCATTTTTTTAAGCTCATCATTCTGAGCTTTAAATGCTGTAGTTAAATCATCAATCGCTTTCGTTCTGGCTTGACCCTGTAAATTTTTTAATTCTGTCGCGGATCTATTGGCAACGTCCGCTTGCTCCTCGAGCTTCTTATTAGCCTCTTCTGCTTTGTCCTTAAAATAAACATAGGTAGCTGATAATGCTGTTACTCCCAATGCAAGTGCACCTATTGGTCCACCAACTAACCCTAATGCTCCTGAACCCAATTTTCCTAAAGTTGATAATGCTGTAACCTTTGTGGCATTGGCTTTTGTTTGTGCCGCTGCAAGCGCCGTCTCAGCTGCAGCTAATTCACGTGTAACTTGGGCTTCAACTTTCTTCAATTCAGCCATTCGTGTAATAGATTGAGTACGACCAACGGCGTTCATTTGCGCTTTCAATCTTTCAACTTCCAAGGCTTTTTCAGCAGCTAATACTTGTAATGTAGCTTGAGAGCTTACAACCTGAGCCTGAGCTGTTTTAACGGCCGCTGACGCCTCTAAGGCATCAGCTATAGCTTTATCCCTACTAGCTTTAACATTCGCTGTTGTGGCAGCTACATCAGCGTATACAGCAACACTTTTCGCAGCAATTGCTTTAGTTAAATATCCGATTCCTAAAACCATTGCCCCATTTGAAATTAACTCTAAATTAGACGCTAGCAGTTGAACTGAATCAGCTAAAACCTGAGCTGCTCCACTTCCTTTACCAGCCTCGCCTACAAATTTTGTAATTTCATTGTTTAAGAGAGTCAAAGACTGACCAATAGTAATATCCGTTTTTGCAAATAGAGCATCAACATCATCTTGAACATTTTTAAGGGCTTTAACGATTTCCTTGGATGTGATTTTTCCTTCAGCTGCCACTGATCTTAATTGACCGACGGTAATACCCATGCCTTGAGCGATTGCTTTAGCTAATGCTGGGGTTTGTTCCATTACTGAATTAAGCTCTTCCCCTCTTAGCGTTCCGCTTGCCAATGCTTGACCAAACTGTACTAAAGCAGCATCAGCAGCAGCAGCACTTGCACCACTAATTGCTACGGCTTTCGACACAGTCTCTGTTAAACGAGCTGTATCATCCATCGTCAAGTTAAGTGTTTTCGCATTATCACTAAAACGTTGGTACACCTGAAGAACAGAATCCCAAGCTGAATATGTTTTTTGTGCAATTCTGAAAGTATCTTCAGTTGCTTTATTAAGCTCAATTTGATTGTTAGTTACTAATTTAAGTCGGTTTTGTAATCCCGTATAAGTATCCATTTTTGAGACAGCAGCACCAATTGTTACTAGTCCTGCCATATGTCCAGCTAAAGCTCGAGTAGCCACTGAAACACTATCCATAGACTTTGAGGCGAAATCACCTTTCTTTTCTATGTTGTCGAGTTCATTGCCTAGATTTCTAGCGTTTCGTTCCGCATTTTTCGAATCAATAGTAATGACCAAACGTGATTCTTGAGTCATCTTTAACTTTCCTCTAGGCAATAAAAAACCCGCTTTCGCGGGTTAATTGTTTAATTTGAATTAATTTCTCAGTGCTTTCTCACAATATGGCGATGCATTTTGTAAGTTTGGATCTGGGCTGTACTGGTAACTACCTCCACCATAGTAGTTAGCTTTTAACTCAAGTTTAGAGTCTGTTTTACTTTTGATAGTTTGCTTCAAACCTGATTGAACGATGACTTCATTTCCACTTACTTTTAATTTTTCGACAGAATCTTTACCGTTCCAACTAGAACACATAAGCCCTGTACCGTCTTTTTTGAAGGAATAAGTCACAGCATATGGACCATTGTTGCCCGACCAGTATCCGTTTAGATCTGTTGCAGTCGGAATAACAGACATGTATTGATTGTTCATCATATCAGTTGTAGCTGCACAACCACCAAGACCAAAAACTAAGCCCAATAAAATAATCTTTTTCATGAAATTACCCATCATTTTTAATGGATAAAATTTAACAGGTGGGAAATAAAAAAGCCACTCGGTTGAGTGGCTTCTCTATTTTAAGCATGTAGTAGCTTTTCAGCACCAGCGGCCAAAAATGCTGATCGGGTTTTAAATCTTTTCCCTTTACCTACATTTTCATCAATTATATGGATTAATCGACTTGGTAAAGTTACGTTAATTTTTTCAGGCTTACCTAAGTAGCGACTAACATCAACCTCAGTTACCGCCCAGATCATACCTAAATAATCAGCTAGATCTACAAACTTACTTACATCCGATGCTAATGGAATTTCTTCACCATCTTCAGCCAAGATTTCTAAGTGTCCAGAAATAGCCTCTTTAACATTCTCGATAGCTTCCTCCAATGTATCGCCTGCGCTGAAACATCCTGGAATATCTGGAACGATGACACCATAGGCTTCGGTGTCTGTACCTCTTTCGATAGCAATTGGATACAACATTGCACTCACCTCTTGTACAAAATCGTACTGTGAAATAGGACTATATGAGTCTGATTGAAGCGGGTCAATTTAGACCCGCTTGCTTCAAAATGCTTTTAACAGTTCCGCTTGGTAATTCCTTTTTGGGATGAGGGATAGTAACTAAACCCCCTTTAGTTGGATGTTTGAAGTGATGATGACTTCCTTTAACCCTAACTAAGTACCAACCGTCTGCTTCAATCATTTTGACTAAATCCAGACTTTTCACACCGTCCCCTTATTAACTTGATGAGACAATTATAACCCTAGAGTTATTTTAAGTAAATACCTCTAGAGTTATTTTTTAATGGGTTTCTTCATTTTTTTATGCGAATCATCAAGAAAAATATTATCCATCGCAAAAATACAGTCATTAAAGATATCTCTTTCAACTGGCAATTCGTAATGTTCACAGTACGCAGATATTGATGAGATATCCAAAGCTAAAGGAATTCCCTGCTCATAGCGTCTTGAACGTGAAATCACGTTGTACGCAGATAGTATTGCATGAGAGGTAAACGAATACTCAGGCTTCTCAAACTCTTGAGGCTTTTTTAGATTTAAGGCTTTGGCGATTGCGGCTTGCTTCTGGTTGTAGTCGCTCGCTTCTTCTTCTGAGTTGAACTTGGACCAGTTGTAGAGCTTGAGGACTTTCCCACCACTTCTTCCTTATATGAATCCGCCTCCTTTTGGATAGTTTCTGCTTCTTGTCTTATATAAAGCCAGATTGCTACGCCAATATCACCCATATTTAAAAGCTTTGTCGCATTTTCAGGTGAATATTCTGGCTCCGTTACTACGGTTTCTTTTTCAGCATTCTCTTCTTCAAAAACGACGCCTTTCCAGTCCTCAATTAAATGGCATGCAGCCGCTTCTAAAAGAAGCTCATGATAGAGTTTATCCTCTATAGTGGCCTTGCTAACATCATAACCCTTAGAGGTGATTTGATTGTTTGCTCGCTCAAGGGCAACTTGATAAGGCTTATATGCGATACCTCGAATTTTAAATTCAGCTAATACACTGCCCTCCCCGTCAACATATTTGCGCCATTTACTAACTGTTTTACTAGTCTGAATGCTTACTTTTAAAGCCATATTCAACTCCAAAAAAAGCAGCCATAAAGGCTGCTATCAGATTAATTAAGGCGCAGGTACTGCGGCAGGTGTGCGTGTAATAGTTGGGGCTACTTCCACAACCTTATATTCGAATGAAGCATTCAAAAGGTCAGTAGTGCCACCACTTGGTAACGGTGCTGTGATTTCAGCTTTAGGGATAAAGATTTCATATTTATTCCCATCAGTGTCAGTGATTGGAACTTTTAAAGAAATCGTTTTATTAGTGAATTGCTTTTCATACATATCAGATGTATTTCGAGACCAAGCTGCTGTAAATGAACCAGTACCAGCAGCAAGCATCTCTAATATTGCACGTGCATCAATCCCCCCACCTAAACAGCGTTGCAGCTGCATCGTATTATCCCAATTAAAAGTAAAGGCGGTCAGACATGAAATTCCTGCTTGAGAAACGCCGTCAATCAAAATATCGCCTACGGATACATTCGATAATTTGGGGCTATTATCTGCGGCCGTAATTGTTCCAGCTGGAGCCGTAGAAAAGTTCGTGCGACCGAGGGCCATTAGGCCGAAGGTCATTGTGATTAATCCCGCCTCAGGAATATCAATTCCAAATGTATTTACATGGCACCCACGGAAAACATGGTAGTCGTTAACATCTTCGAAACCACGTAAGACAGAAAAGGTTTGTCGAAGAGTTCCGCCAAAAGTTAAAACATTTGATGACCAGCTATTAAAAGCTGCTGCGGCCATCAGGTCTTGCACTAAAGGACTATACTTAGCTTCACATTTTAATTCACCGGCATACTCTGCACCGGTGATCATTGACGCACGTGCAATACGTCCGCTAGTAATTGAATTTGAATCTTCCTTCGTTACTGTTGCATCTAAACCATTTTCAGTAAATTCAAAGGTAGTACGTACAAAAGGTGAAGGCGTTGTGCCAACCGTTGTTTCTTTTGCAATTTGTGTTATCTGACGTGCACCACTCGACATGTCTTATTACTCCAAACGTTAGGCATAAAAAAAGCCACCCGAAGGTGGCCACTAAATTTCTGGCGAAAAAAAACCGCCCTAAGGCGGTGTGAATTAGCTATTTAATAATTACTGATTCTTTCTGTGTTTTTCTTTGAGCGCTTCTATTTCTTCGTTACGGAATTTCTTCCCGCAATTAGAGCACTTCCATAAATGATTGCCGTCAAAACTATGACATGCTGTTTCAACTTGGTTGTGGCGGCAATTCACATCCTCTTGTTCGTCATACAATTTGAATGGATTGTAAATTGATATATCTGGTTTACTTTCAATCATGTTTTCACCACAGCTTTTAATTGGCTTTCGTTGAATTTATGCCCACATTTGCTACACATCCAAATAGATGAATGACCTAGACTGTCTATTCTCAAATATTCAACAGTTTTATGACTGCAAGGGCTTTCATGTGAAACTTCAACGGATAGAACCTCACCAGTTAATGTTTCAAAGTATCTTTTTGTCAAATCAATTCACCGTAAAAGCAACTGTCACATTGTGTTGTATAAAATCAGCATCTTTACCCGCATCAATTGCTTGTCCTTGCCAGAATTTCAAATGGTCGATACTGAAACATTCAAAATGAGCAAGCAAAGCATCACTAAGTTTCGTTATGTCCATGTCACCAGTATTAAGTCTTGCGAAACATTGAATTAAAATATTCCCAGTACGGCGTATAGTTGGATCATCAGCAAGTCCAGCAATAAAACTAGATCCACCTTTAATGGTTAATCGGCACCACAAGCCTTTTGTTGGCACCGAAAAGCCTGGAGTATTAGGGTATTGAATTCTTTCCTGAGCAATACCTTCAAAACTCATCATACGGTCTACAATTGCTTGTCTAGCTTGCTCTAAAGTCATTGCCATCTTAACCACCATACTTTTGAGAAATATAAGTAAACGTAGTGCTGTAGATACCCTGTGGTGCTTGATCAGACCAACCATTTTCCAATCGTTCCGCATAAGGCTTATTGTTTTGTATGTAAACTAAATTACCCAGCTTAAACTTAACAGCTTGAATCGCTGCATCTTGAACGGCGTTTGTTTCAGGTCCACGAGAGCTATAATCACCAGATCCAATCGAAACTATATGTGATGCTCTATAAGCTCCAGTATCAACTGGACTAGTAACAACAAGTGATTGCACGGTATCCATTACAATTTTCTTAACCTGGTCTTCAGCATTTTTTACAACATCGAAGCTAAAGTTAGTCGGCTTTTTCCCCGTCCACCCCATTGCTCACCTCGCTTGCTTCGTACATTTCAAATAAGTCTTGAGCGATCGCTTGAATTGAATATGCTTCAAACTCAACACTAGGTTCACTCTCACCCATTCGCCGCTTTACTATTTGCCAGACATGAACAGCTTCATGTAAAAGCAATCCATAAACTTGAATTTGATCTTTATCTGACGTATCCCCGATCTGGACAATTGCATAAGCACCATCAGAAAAAGTGCTAACCTGTGCATCCGCTCCCATATCCAAAAATTGATCGGCTTTATCCATATCTTCAAATAACAAATCCATGTGAAGCTGATTTCTAGCAAGCGTGTACTGCACATGTTGGAAAGGTGTGATGTACCACTCAGGCACATAATCGTTATTAACCATGGCCATCTTCTCAGCTTGGTAAGAGTGTTTCCGTAGCCTCTCTACCATCAAATGAATTATGAATAAAAATGCCATCCACAATTTTGGGATGGCATTCACAATGAAAAAAAGTGTGTGGTCTTAAATCATCTTCAGGTACCACTTGAACACTTTCATGAAATTTATATACAACCCAAGACATCACACTCTCCGTAACTGACACTTCCAAATGGTCGCGGCTGGATCTTGTTGGATATGTATTACACGGAATGTTCCTAACCCAGTAATCCACTCATCATCAATTTTCGGTACCATAGTCACTTCATTTTGAAGAATGACAGCTTTGTTATCAGTCGCGAGTACACCTAGCGTCTGGATCTCATACTGATTGTACGAGCCAAACAAAACACCACGACCAGAATAATTTTGAACTACATTTTCAGAAGTGTTAGTTTTAGGATTCCAGTTTGTACTGACTATCCTTTCACACGTAAAAGTATGAACGGCGTCGGCTAGATCCTCGTCAAATGCTTCAGCAATTTCTGCCTGAAGTTCTTCTCTCAAGCCCATCATATTTTCCTGATATAGATGACTGATCGCCGTTTGCAATATGGTTTGATCAAATCAAGAATGTATTGCTCAGTTGCATTAAGCTTTACAGAACCGTCTTGATACTCCTTTTCAGACTCAACCTCAGCTTTCACTCTTTTGCGCTTTAAAGCTGGTTCTTGGCCTTGATACAGGTCGCCCTTCATGATGCCTTTTATGACTTCAAATGATGCCGTTTTCAGGGCTTTAGGAACTGTGGTTATATCTTCATAAGGTTTAACATTACGAGCCAATAAGTAAGCTTCTGACTTTTCAAGAAAGTCTGCTTTATCACCGTCAGATAAAGCATTAAAGCCTGCTACACGTTCAATTGCTTCTTGTTCAGTGATAAAGCTCATAGATTATTCCTTGGGTATTAATGCTAAAAGTTCGTCTTTTTTAGCACCTGATTCAAATGCAATACCCTTTTCAGTTAACACAGCTTTTAACTCGTCAACTTTAAGTCCTGCATAGTTAATTGGTTGCACCTGGTCATCACCAGCGTTTTGGTTGTCTTGAGTTTGCTTGTTGTCACCTTCAGGGTTTTGTTTACCTGCTCCCAATTCAAGCTCGGCAATTCGTACTTTCATTGCTTCAGGATCATTCTGGAAAGCAATAAACTCACCTTTTAAAGTTGCCAGCTGCTCTTCAAGCTCATTAATTTTTGCTTCTGTCATTTGTTGTCTTTCCCGTGCACGGTTAAATGATGAAAGGCCCATCTGAGGATCTCCAAAAAAATAGGCGGTGTTACCCGCCTTTTAGTTATTTGATCTTGTGCTTGAATGCCACAATACGGATTTGTTTTGGATCGTAAACTCGTTCCCAGTTGGTGCCTGTTGCAAGACCAGAGTTCTTCGGTGCAATTCCAGTCGTCCCTGCCCATTTAATGCCACGAGGATGCAATACAAAGTGACGACGGTTAATTAGAATGTCTACACCAGCAAGACTATCTCGGTCTGTTTCTACTCCATTTGGTGCGCCAATATCCTGGAAACCAATCGCGCCCTGGCCAAACAGGAATGAGGTGAATACATCACCTTCAACTGGCATACCGTCATCAACAATCACACGGCGATCCATGAAGGTTTTATAGAGCAAAACACCATCAGCATCACGTACAGTTTCAATCAAGCCTTGCTTAGATAAGGCAGCCATAGTGAACGAATGCATTGAAATCGCCGTCAATTTATCAACCGCATCACCAAGTTTGTAAGATGCATCCACAAATGAATGCCCATCAATGACTGCAGCTGCGCCAGTTCCTGCTGAAATATCGTGAACATTGCTAGCCATATTTGCAGCACTGAATACGCCTTTTAACGTGTTTACAGTAAAGCCTTGAAATTCACGTGACCAGTAATCTGCTACAAGATCACCAACTGCACCTAAAGGATCATCACCAGATAATGCCTTTGCTAAATCATTAGCACCCCATGCTTTACCACGAGCATGAAGAATTGCTAAATCCTGACCCGATGTGATGTTATTTACAGTTAAAGGATTTTGATCAGAGAGAACCTCCGACTCACCACTTAAGTCATCCCAGAAAGGAATATTTACAGTGGTACCGCCTTTTGTTCCAAATGCCACATCTACATCCAGATCCCCAACAATACCGGATTGCCATAAAGCAGACTTTTCGGCAGTTTTGTTTAATACATACGGAGTGAATAACTCAGGTACGATTACATCAGCAATTTTTGTCTCAGCCATTAGGCTTTACTCCTTAAAGTTTAATACCATGTTTTGCCGCTAGCTCTTTAGCTAGTTGCGGGTTTTCATTTCGTAATTGCGCCAATTTGGTCATGTTTACCGTGCCATCTGCTTTTAAGATGTCAGGCTGACCTTTTGAGTTGTTGCTACCTGGTGCACCCATACCATTTGGTTTTGGCCAGTAATACGGCTTCTGCTCACGTAGAGACTCAACCCACTCTTTTGGCGATAATGCTGTCTGGCCATCTTTGCCAATAATCACTTCGCCGTTTTCATCAACAGCAACCGCTTTGCCGTTTTCATCTAATGCAAACTTTGATTTAGCTAAAAACGCAATGTCACCTGTTGCTTCAGGTAATGCTTCAAGCTCTACAGCTGCTTGAACGATTTGTCCCTGAATTACTGATTCCTTAAACTTATTTGCATAAGCTTCTGCTTTGTCAGCTCGGTCTTTTTCGACTTTAAGTACCCGTTCATGTTCTTCACGCATCTTCTCGGTACGTTTCTGAATCACTTCGGTAATCTTGCCTTCAGCGATTAATTTGGCTTCTTCATCCTGATCAATCTGAGAGAAGACCTTTTTAACAATTTCAGGATCAATACCTTCAAATTGTTTTTGAAGTTCCTGAAGTTGGCGATTTGCAGTTCTTGCGGCCTCTCGCTCGCTTTGAAGTGCAGATTTCAAACCTTTTGGATCTTCGTAACCTTCTAGGTCAAGGCGAAACTTCCCGTTTTCCTCGACATATAAAGCGCGGTGCTCTTCTTTGATGGCATCAAGTGAATCAACAATAAATGGCAATGACATGTTCAAACCTCTCGTTTGATTTGGGATAAAGCCTTATCTCAAGGCATTAAAAAAGCGCCCCTTAGGACGCTGTATTTCGATTAATAAAGTTATGCGATGTTAAAACCTTCAACACCACGCTTCTGACGATTTCGGGTACGTTGCTCTAGCCACATTTGGCCTTGCTCAATATTAGTAATAGCAAGTGAATTTTCACGGCAAGGAAACTTTTCATTAAGAACACGTAATCGATGTAAAACAATCGCAATTAAAGCTTCATTCGTGATGCCATTAACTCCAACTTCCTTAACTGGACCAAGTTGGAATTGAATTGGAGTAAGTGAGTCTCCAGCTACGACATCATAGAAATGACCTGGTTCAAGAGACTGCTCATCGTCTCGGGTTTTAACGGTTTCGTTATGGAAAACCGTTACTTCGTTATCATCTTTATGGATTTCACGGCCCATTACACAATTTTGAAAACCATCTGGTTGATATGAATGTTCAAAAACATCCTTTGGTGACCAAGAAATATAACCTTCATGATCAGGATGATTAGCTTTGCCGCCATCTTTATATTCGATTAAATAACCAGGATCACTTGGGTCTTCATTTTCAGGGATTTGCCACCCTTGGTATTCATTGTATTCACCACGCGTCATGGGCGTTGCTAAAACTGACTTAGTACCAATGTATGCAACCATTGATAATGCTAATAACTTCTTAGACATTTTTTATACTCACAAAAAAAGCACCTCTAGGCGCTAGTTAAATTTATTTAAAGCTCAAAACATCAAAGAAAATTAAAGGTTTTCAATCAGTTCAATAAGCTTATTATTTACTGAATCTTGTACTTTATTGTTTAAACGAGGAGCTTTCAAAAGTGAGGTCAATACTTCAATAGAATGAAGATTTGCATTATGAGCATCATAAGTGTTAACACCTGCACCTGTGACAGTTATATGGGATCCCAAGCTTTCAATTTTTGGTGATTCAACTGCTTTAAGTGATGGCTCATCTAAATTCTGGCCAACCTCAACCGCTTCACCTTCGATTACTTGTGGCTCTGAAGGTGGTTCAATAATTTCAAATCCGAGCTGTTTTAAGTTTTCAATGGCAGCTGTAAGTGCAAATGGATTGTAATCACCAACTGGTGAGTCTTCAGGAATCAAATACTCGCCGTTTACTTGCACTCCAGAGTGAAGTTTTAAGATGCATATAATGCGTTTAGGTAATGCATCTGGTGATGGCTGGTCCACATTGAAATATTCAACATTTTGCACTAACTCTTGAAGGGTTTGCGGTTGCTTTGTCATGATGACCTCACATAAAAAAAGCACCCGAAGGTGCTATGGTTGAAGTTTTTTAGCGTTTCCGCTTTAAGTAATCTTTAAAATGTTTTTTTCTTTGCCAGTAGATAAGCCCACTGACAATTAAAATTGATACAAAGATAAATTCTGGACTAATACTCATAATCCTTACCTATTAAAAATCTACATAAACTTTCGCTACGTTTCCTTTACTTGAGTTGGTCTTGGCTCATCGCTTACCAAGCGAATACCATTAACACCATAAGCTTCGAAAGTTACTGTTATTGTGGCTGGTCCATCACTAGCATTACTGTTCATCTGTACTGCTCTTTGACCAGCTAATGGCAAACCAGTTTCTTCATCACAAATAACTAAGTAACCTTTTAAGGTTGGGTGACGCTTAAGCACTAAATGTCTTGATTCACTCATAAGCCCAAATCCTTAAATATTTGTTCATCTAACATTCGAAGTTGGTCCAGTGTATAAAGTCTCCCATCTGGATCGAAGAACTTATCAAATTCAAATTTCCCTTCTTTAAAGAGCTTGAAACGCTTAGGCCCTAACCATTCTTTCTGAAAGAAGTCATCTGTCTTCTTAAAGAACTCTTTAAATGTTGTATTTGCATCCAGTTGGCCGATAAGTTGGCTTCTCTCGTCCTTAGGGATGTCTTTAACTCTTCGCTCATCCATCACAAATGGGCGCTCTCCCACTAATCGCCCATCTTTCTCAACTGGTACTAAGATGCTGCGACAATTAGGATGTAACGGCGGTATCCGTTTTGCTGGGTCGTTTATTTCCCAAACGGTACCATCCAGTGAGGCGCAAAGTTTTGATGTTCTACCATCCAACGTTGCAACCAATCGAACATATTCAAAGCCTATCTGGTTGAAGCTATTTAGATATGCTTGATTGGCTACATGACTTCTAACCGTTCTTACCGTCCGATCGATATCAGACTTACTGCTGGTTAAGATGCCATCTTCATAATTGAGGCGCTTAGTCCCACCAATGCGCTGAACAATTTCTTGATTCGTTTTACCTGAGCTAATCCCATCTCGAATAGCATATTCAACCTTTTGACGGGCGCTTTCAGCCAACTTAGTTAAAAGGTCATCGACCAAGGCTCCGCCAACTAAAGGAACCTTTTTAGCCGCCTTATAAAGCTTGTCACCATTAGGCTGTTTAATCTTTCCGCCGTACAACTTCGCTGTGTAATTAGCCTCATATACCGCTAATGCTGTAGCTGAAACAGCAAATGCTTCAGGTAATGAAGTATTTATTACCGTAAACCACTGAGAGATTAGGTCCCGAATCTCTTTGAGGTTTGTAGTTGTATATTGACCACTAGCAAGTGCTGCTTTTTCAGAATCACTCAACTCATCTAACAAATCTCTAAGTTTTGCCAGCATTACAGCCGATTCATCATGAAAAATCTTTAGTAAATCATTCACTGACTGAGAAGAAACCCGGTATAAATAAGCCTGGTGTTGTGTAAGCACTTCAATCAATGATTTTTCGATATTTGAAGCCATTTAACACCTCATAGTGGACCGCTATCCTTCTCACTTTCTATCCGCTTTAACTCTTCCTGATAATCATGACCAGGTAATTTTCCTGTAGCGATATACTCCCAATATGTTTGGAATGAATTTTTTCCAGAAATAGCACCCTCATAAAGTTGCTTGGCCAAATTAATGTCATATTTCTGAACAATAAATTCAGGCTCTACAGTAAAGGTGTATTTTGAAGGATCTAGCTTTAGCCACTGTGCAGCATATTTAATAGCTTGCTCAATTGCTTCAGCTGCACACATTACAATGCTGTGCAAACTCGCATGCTGGTCATCCTGACGTGCACGGCGAGCTTCACCTGATTCTTGAGTATTGGTATCGATAACTTTTGCACCTGCTTCAAGTGCTGCGTTCTTTTGCGCTTCCATTTCTTTTTTTGTAAGCTCAATCCCATTACCCGAAATTTCCAAGTAACCACACTGAGATTCACCTGGTAGATCCCATACAGCCATAACCCCAGTAACACTAATATCAGTATCATCATCTAAACCATTAATCCAAGGTTGAGGGTGTGCTGTATGGTGAAGTGACTGGAAGTAGTCAGCACTAAGCTGGTAATACTTAAGTGCAGCTTTGGCCATTGTTAGTAATGGTACTGTGCCAACTTGTGGGGAGTTATCGTTGGTACCGCAAAAGACAAATGGTGTAAAAGCAAGTTTATTACCGCCAAGATCTGGTGTTTTATCTTCTTCAGTAGAGCCATCAAACAAACGAACTGTTAAAGCACCTTCCCGCATAGCTAAAACGCGGTGGACCGTCTTTGTATCGTGCCCGAACTCATCTTCGCTATTATCAAATTGCTCCTCAAGCACTAACAGTTTTAGATCCTTTCGACCACCAATGCTATTTTCCTTCCAGTTAATAATGGATAACGCATCATATAGAGCGAAGTATGGAACACCGTTAGCATCTACATCGACAAGCAAGCCACAGCGGCCATATTCGAGTAACTCTAGGCAAATACGAATAAAGAGCTGTTTTAATCCAAATCCGTCATTTGTAGCATTCTCTACCAAACCTTTTAGTAGAGAACTTTCAATTACGATGTTAGGTTCAAGCTTTGAAACCAAACCAATCATCGTACGCAGCGAGTCCTGAACCCATAATGGATACTGAGCACGGCTTAGATAAGCCTTGTAGATCTCCCCTGTAGTATCACCCTGCTTTTCAGCCTCAATCATCCCTGCTGATTTAGGGAGATACTTGGTTTGTGCTTGTTTGATTTCCTCTTCACCAGCAACGGCATCGCGCATAATCAACCAGGCTTTTTGCGCAGCAAGATACTGCGGATGTTTATCAGTAACTGCCATAAAAAAACACCAAAAAAAAGCACCTGAAGAGGTGCGTTGTTTAATGAGAATAACCAGCGATTGTGCGCCGTTTAAATACTTTCTGAATGATGATCGGGAACCGTTTAGCTATTGGGTAGCCACCAGCATCACCCACATGGTCCAAGCCAGCGCTTTTATCTGGCATTCCAAAATCATCATAAACTTGCTGTTCTAAAGTGGCCGTAAAGTTAGGACATTTGTTTGTGTTCACTTTTAGGTGTCGTTCACCGTCCGCATTAAGGATCTGTGCATTCACAGCATTAATTCGATCTTTAATGCTTGGGTTTACACCATTCACTTCAACCTTAAAACCATTTTTCTTTAAAATTGCATGATCAGATTCACTGAAGTTCTTTGATGAGGTCGCTTGACCTGAAGCATCAGGAACCACCGTAATATCATGCTCAGGAAAACGCTCTATAATCAACTGACACATAGTCGGTGTATCCCTTACACCCACCAATTCATCTAAAGCTCTTGGTTTCCCTTCCCTTATGACATAAACAACTGCAGCCATTTTTAGAACGTTAAAGTCCATTCCAATGAGTAACGGCTCACCTTCCTTAATTTCTTCGTCCGTGTGATTTTTAACTCGATCAAAGTCCGGGTAAACAGCGCCACTCGTTAAGTTGACAAATTGCCCTCTCAGATAAGCTGAAATCAATTGTGGAGGATATGACTCATAAAGGGATGAAATATAATCATCTGGAAGGTTAGCTTCATTGTCATAGGTTGAAGCCTGAATCATTCCATATAACTTTCGCTTAGCCGGTGTTTTATTTGCCTCTTTAACGAATTGTTCGTAGGTAAATTTAAAGCCTTCAGGTGTTGTGGCAACATCAATACCATTGAGCAAACCAGCTTGCTTATAACGCATACGTGCGATGATCTTACGCCAAGCCTGTTGTGCTTTGACTTTGGCCATCACATCAAGCTCATCAATCAAAGCATGGCCAATTTTAAAACCTACAATGGTTGCTGGTTTCTCCATAGATCGACAGATGATTGTTGTTCGATACTGACGTCCATAATAGATATCCACCTCTTTATTGGTTTCATAGACCTTAGTTTTCAGTCCCCAATCGAAAGCAACTTCATCAATGGTTGGAAAGAAAATATCCCGAATCTGCGGGTAAGTTGGAGCAAAATAACCTAAAGGCACCTTGGGAAACTCCCAAGCTTTATTACACAAACTAGAGCAACCGACCCAAGTCTTACCAGATCCAAAGCCCGCCACAAATGCACGAAACTTTTTCTCCATCTGTAAAAAATTAGCCTGAGGTACATTCAGCGTCGGATTGATGTTCGGCATCTTTTTTACTCGCATCTACAACTTGAATGGTCACCTTAACTGGTGTTGGATCATCTTCCCCTTCGCCCTCTCTCAACTTCTCAATTTCAAGCTGTTTCAACTCAAGAGTTAAAAGCATCAGGTCATGGCCTTGCATTTCTTCCCGGACTTGTTTAATAACTCCTTGCTTCATCAACCTGTTATTTTTCCAGCCCTCATAAATATTCTGGAGTTCCCTTAGGCGATAGGCTTTATTGGCCAGGGGAATGTCATATACATTCTTTTGGAAATCTGCCCTGGTCTTATTAAACAAAGTAATAAGTTTCTTACTTAAGTTTTTCCCCGTTGCTTTTGTTGGGTCATACGCCTCACATTGTCTTCGGTCAATTTCTATGCCAAATCTTTGTTTGACAGCATCCGCTACTTGTTGAGGGGTATCAAAGCAGGCAAGAGACTGAACTATAAAGATTTTCACAGGCTCTTTAAGCGCCGCCATACTCCCCCCTTCGTCCAACTACGTCCAACAACATAGGCAAAAAAAAGAGCCGCTAGGCTCAGTTGATTACACAATTTCCGCAGCATCTTGAAATATCTAAATCTGAAACAAACGGCGGATTCTTCGTAGCTTCAACTAAACGTTTTACGCTCTTACTTGGTCCCCACCGTTTGACAACACCAATGAACTCTTCGACATCGTGCCCAGCCAAATAGTGCTTAGGTAATCCTGTAGAACTACTGAAGAGCATTTCTCCATCCTCATCTCGCTCTACGCCAATGTGATAAAGTTCATGCTCAATCAAAGCACAAAACTCGGTATCGTTTGCCTTATCGCAAAACCCACCATCGATGGTAATTAAATAGGTCGGTACAAATCCGAACCAATCTACCATTTGTTGTTCTTGTCTTGCTTTACGCCAGCCACCGACGTTAAACATAACTTTTTCACATTGCCCAAGTACCATTGCGTGTTTGCTTTTATATGCTGAAGAAGCCCAGGCAAAAGCTAAAAACTCATCTTGATCATGAAGTATTTCCGCAATGTGGTCATGATCAGGGTTGTGAAGTGGACCACCGATTGTAAGAAAGTTTGCTATAACCCATGCTCTTAATTCTGGTGCCGGTATTAAACGAATAGCTTTCTCATTTTCCGATTGATCAAGAAAGTCCGTTGGAGGGAATGGTCTGATCTCCATTAAATATTTGCCTCTTTAAATTTTCGAGCCACTGACTAGCAAAATGAGCTTGGATCTGCAAAGGGCCTGATTCATTGATTTTGAATCTAGCTGCAGATTCCAATCGAACAATCGTATACCCCATATCATGAGCTGCATCCTCACGATCTAAGTCATAAGAAATTTGTTTTCTTTTTCTTCCCGCTGACCAAGGGCCGCCAGCAATATCAACTAAAATTTTGTACTCAATTAAATAAAAATCAAAGCGCCAATGTTTTGTTGTTTTAAACTGGAAGTTCTTTTCATATTTGATTTTTAAAATATCTAAAGCCTTTGTAAATTCTTCTTCTGCTTTTAAATATTTCTCGGTGGCTTTAGGTAATGGCCGGCTTTTGGATTTCGTTTTAATCTCCTTTTTTCTTGTTAGGCCAAAGTAATCTTTAATGTCCATATAAGGCGGTCCGTAAATTTTTGACCTGTGTTTTTAAACGAAGAATTATTCTATCGATAACTAACATCTCATCACGGCTTAGACCTGTACGCGACAAGTTTTGATAACGCTCCAATTCTAAGGAAACTTTATCAAGGTTTTTTTTACCTTCGTTTTTATCCATATACTGCTCACTTATGTTTGTTTAGACGACGAGCAATAAGGCGTTTCTTCTTTTGGCTTAATTTATTGGGCTTGCTTTTCACACTATTTAATTTATTTACAAATGGTGAAGCTTCACCCATAGCAGCAGCCATAGCTGTTAAAGCACTAAAATTAAAAGCCATTAATCCTGTTGCTGCAGCTAACATTAATCGACGCATACGCATTTATATGTCTCCAAAAGAAAAAGCCCCTCCAATAACCATATTTTAGAGGGGCCGTTTGTGCCGTATTTATCACGGCAAACTTACAAACCAAATTATGAAATTAGTAATTCATAATTATTAGTTCATTGCTTTTCTTACTCTTGGCTGCCGAATCACGACCAATAGAGTAATTAATTGAAGTAACTGCAAAATTAAAACCCTTAAAGATTTCACGAATCTTTTCATGGTCATTAATTGAAAGCATTACCTTCCCTTTGGAGTTCTTCATTTTTTCAGAGAGCAATTCATATTGGTCAATAGGAAAATCCACGCCATAACCAGCAGTATCTAAATACGGCGGATCCGCGTAAAAGAAAGTATGTTCCCGGTCATATTTATCAAAGCAAACATCCCATGACAAATTTTCAATATAGACCCCATTCAACCGCAAATGTGCTGCACTCAAATACTCCTCAATCCTTAAAAGATTTAAGGACCTGCCAGTTGTGTTATAACCAAAAGTTTGACCAGAAACTTTCCCACCAAATGCATGCTGCTGAAGATAATAAAATCTTGCTGCACGCTGAATATCTGTAAGAGTGTCTGGTACTTTCAGTTTTTCCCATTCAAAAATCTGGCGGCTAGATATGCACCATTTAAATTGCCTTACAAACTCTTCTAAATGATTTTGAACAACTCGATAAAGGTTTACGAGCTCACCATTTAGATCATTTATAACTTCTGTCTTTGCCTGGTCTTCTCTTAAGAAAAATAGAGCAGCTCCACCGCAAAACAATTCCACATAACACGAATGCTCCGGGAATTTACTCAACAAATCCTTAGCTAAACGGGTTTTACCACCTTGCCATGGAATTATTGGCTTTGATTTCATAAAAATTTTCCTGTGCAAAAGCTTACATTTTTGATAGCCTTCACCGGTCGTGTGCACGATAGGCTGGGCTTGCTTTTGACAGGCTAAGGCTGTCAGGAGGTCGAGGTACTGTTACCGCAGTACTTCGTCCCCAGTTTTACTCGATACAAAAAACTCGGTCTCCATTTGGAACCGAGTTTTTTTTATTTATTTATTTTCTAATGCAGTTACACGCGTCTGAACTGCATTTAAGCCATTATTCAAAGTAGTGATTGAACTCCCCTGGCTTGTATTCACCCCTTCAACACTCGTAACTCGGGTTGTCAAAGCATTAACTGCTGAAGCATCAGCTTTGTTGCTAACAGTTCCTTGAAGAGCTGTTACTTTTGTTTTAAGAGCATTAATTTCATTCTCTAATTCTGCGTTTGTCATAGTCATGCTGTTTTTCCTAGAAGCAATATTAAAAAATAAAAAAACTCGGTCTCCGTATGGATCCGAGCTTTTATGAGGGCAATAAAAAAGCCCACCTATTTAGATGAGCTTTTAAATTCATTTTGGTCTAATTTATACTTCGACCAATTTAATAAAACTATACCGTAATTAACGAAAAAGTGGAAACTAATTTCTTACCTCATTTAAAGTTTCTTCCTTATAACGCTTAGCAATTTTCGTAGCTTTTTTAATTTCTTCTTCTAATGCAGTTACCATTAATTTTTCGTACCGCTTCCATGTTTGACGATACACCTCAGGATTCATCTGAAAACTTCTAATGCCGGCATAAACTAAGCGCCCTGGATCTTTATGTCCGTTCTCCAGCTCTGGATCTAAAGCATAGTCAATAACAATACGGGCAATTAACCAGGCTAAATGATAAATAGCGATTCCTTCTGGCTCTCTTCTTTTATCCTTTTTGGCTCCATCCATCATGATTTTCGCCAGGTGATTCCTAACGTACTCATAATCCTGTTGTGATTTTCCTTCGGTCATAATGACCATTGCAACCGATTTTGTAAGTTGATCACCCATAGCAGCTACCACCCCTAATTTATCTTGAAAGTCTATTGACCTCCCATCTGTACACCTAACATTCGCAGCCCCATAAGATGGTGATTTAAGACTTCCGCCACTTACGAACCATTCAAAAATTTGAAATCTTGACCAATCCATTACCACTAGAGACTGCATATTCACCACCTTAATTATTCAAATGCTTTTGGAACTCACTGAAAAGTAGTTCCTCGATTGGTTCATCAACACTTAATTCATGATCAAGAGACCAAGGATTTATATAAACTGTATCCCCACACATAACGGCGAGCTTTCCCTTAAACTGACAACCAGAAAATTCCTGACCGTATTTACCTGCATACAGCACAGCCAAAGCATCAAACTCATCTGTACTCAAAAATGCATTCATATTTATTTTCAATATGAAAAATTTCTTATCTACAGTCCAACCTACTGTTTCAATGTCGCTCATAAACTCTCCTCAAACCTCTCTAACATCAATACCGTGCACCGTCTTCATCAGGTGTTTCTTGTTGCGATAACTTGGCAGCTTTCTAGTAGCAATAGATTTAACGTCCTCAACGATGTATTCGCCATTGATGAGGTAATAAGTAAAATCCGCAAAATATCTAAGCGCTGGCTTTGTGCGTTTCTCCCCCTCTATCTTTGTTCTAGGTGCCAATTCAAATTTTGTATGATGCTCTAAACCAAAGATTTCACCGCGTTGTTGCAATGCTTTAAGTTCGATATACCGCTTGTATTCTTTGGTGCTATCAAAAGTCATTCCATCTAATTGAACTTTCGAGGCATTAAACTTATTACGACCCTTCTTAGCTTTGTGGCCATTTGGAAACTTTGAGTGATAGTCAGCTAAGCTCATGGATGTCATCAAGCACTTCCCTTATTTAAACGATCCAATTCATTAGCAAAATGGCTATACATCTGAGACTTTTCAAAATCTCTAATACGACCTAATTCGTGTGCTTCAGCTCTATATTTTTGAGCCAAATCACTTAATGAGTTTTTGAGCCTATTCAACTCCCCTTGCTGACCAATGCTCGTTTGAGCCATATCCACTAAAGCGCAGATATTCAAGGGATGAGCAACCACATCTACAAATGGTCCATAATGTCTATTACATGCATGAATCGCATCTTCAGCAGCTCTACGGATGAGCACCAACTGCCTTTGTGATAACTTGGGCTCACTCATGATTTACACCTGCCTCGCTCACTTCATCATTGCCTAGTAAAGGTGTCATGACACCATCAGGCCATTTAAAGCAAGTGATCCAACTTTTATCCCATTTTGCCCAAACACCATATTTACTTACTCGGTAATACACTCCAGCTTGCCAATGTGTTGCACCTTCTGGGCGCTGTTTTGATATTTCTTCAAGCATGGCTTGCTCCGTATATTGATTCGTAATTTGATAAATGACCTTCTACAAGCTTGATACGATCATGGAGATTGGGAAATTGAGGTCTCAGCTTTAACATTCCATACATACTTTCCACATGGCCATAAGCATCATCAATTTTTCCTGAGTACCATTCGTTTAAGTAATCAACTGATTCAACAAGGCGTTTTAGGTCTTTAATAATTACTGGTTCAAAGCCACGTTTTTTAAAATATTCCCCATTGTTTTCAGTCAAGTTCCAGCACTCATGTATTCCATTGTGGAATTGAAAGTCAGGTTTTTCTCGAAAGTAATATCCACCCCAATAGCTTTCAGCATTACCTGGTGCAGAATTGATTATTTTGGTTGCTGCTTGAATCCCATTGTCACGAATAAACTTAGACGCTTGCATGAATATCCCCTCCCTCACCTAACTGTCTAACTGCTTTAACGAAAGTGTTTAGCTTCAGATCACGTTGTAATTTTCGGATTTGATTTTCCTGCTCAGCATTCTTTTGCTCTAATCGTATGTAATTACGCTGCATGTAAAGGATCTGCTCTGGATCCTGTAGGCGAGCTAAAGCCATGGTTAAAAGATTCATTTCGTTCTGAATGTTTCGTACTTCAAAAGCTAAAGACTTAAAGTTCTCTTCAACTTTTTCATGATCGAAATGACTTTTATTTTTATTGGACCATTTGCAGAAATATTTGATTTTTGGTGCAGATAAAACCCCTGCAATTACTTTACAAATTCCCTTTTCACTAACGTAAATAAGACCCCATTTTTCAGGCAGTTCCTCAGGCTTAATTAAACCAGTGGGGCAAATGTAATAACGGTATTTGCCCATACCCATTTCAGGATTTAAACGATGAGGTTTAGAACGGTCAGCCAAGAAATCTGCCCGACTTGTTTTCGCCTCGAGTAGAAAAGTTCCTATCCCATGCGAATGAATGCCATGACGTACACCAAAAACATCAGGGTTTTCGCCATAACAGGACGCTTCAATTATTGTGAAATGACAACCATGGCCATTAGCGGATTCAGGGCGTTTTAGAAATTTTGCGCCGATTTCACAAAGCTGGCGGTGTGTTAGTTTGCTCATTGGCCACACCCCTTAACTACTGCACATCCCAATAACAAACAAAGAAAGAAAAAAGTTTTATTGATTGCTTTTGATTCATCATGTCCATCAATTTTTTGTGAGGCTTTGCTTTGCTGATCTTCAGGCTCTTGGATCTCAATATCAGAGACCAAACAGCAAAATGGTCGACCGTCATCTAAACGTCCAAACACCCGGTTATCTTCAAAAAGATCGACGGTGCCATTACCCACAAAGCGAATACTGTCCTGTCCCTTGTCTGGTACATGAGTGAAATCCACATGCACACGTGTACCCTTGCTTAGTTCTGCTGCTTTAACTGTATTGCGTATTTTTTCGATGTCGTCTTCGCTTTTAACCAGGGCATAATGCTTATCAAAAAAACTGTCGCGTTCGATGTACATACAAGAATCAAATTCCTGAAGCACCTCTTTTAATTTTTGAATTCCACTAGCTGTGTTCAAGGTAATCATGCAGCCCCCTTGGTTGGGTTTTTAAAGCCCATTTCGATTAAATATGGAATGAACGGTTTTTGTTTCTCGGGATCCGCAAGTAAATTTGCAATACGCTTGCCCACGTCTTGCCAAGATTCACCTGGCTGCGTGTATTTTTCTGGCAAATTCGGATGCAAAGCTAAACGGCGAGCAAAAGCAAAAAGTTGTTTATCTGAAGCAAAAGTTATTACTTCAGGCAATGTGTTTTCAGGAATGAATTGATGGTCATTTGAGTTTTTGTTTTCAAAAGTACGAGGTGCCGGTGTTTTCATCTTTGCGTATTTAGCGCGTGCTTTAAGCATCCACTCTGCAAAGAATTTAATCATGTCGCTATCAGAATGATTACGCCCCTCATTGAATCCCTTGAAAGCTTTCAGCTCTCTCTCAAACCAAGAGGCATTAAAAATCTCGTCGGTATTGATTGACGGATTGATAGAACAAATTTCTAATTTCAAATTTTCCAAAACAAACCATGTATTTTTTTTATTTTGATAAGTTGGTTTTGATAGTGTGTTTTGTGTGTTAAAAATTTTAACTAGCAGGGGTAAAAAATTTTTACTAGCAGTAGTTAAATTTTTTAACTGGCTAGGGTTTTCAAGGTAGTTAAAATTTTTAACTAGCAAGCGTGATTTTTGAGGGAAATTTAAACAGAGATTTTTACTCTTTTTGCCCTTAGTTAATTTTTTGGGTGCAGGTTTCTGGTAGTTAAAATTTTTAACTAGCTGACCATTAAACAAACTAAAAGATTGAACAAGAACTGAGCTTTTATTTGGGAAATTAATGTACTCACCAACAAAATAATTATCAATTAATGAGTAAACATTCCCGTATACAGATTGGGCATGCTTTCTTACTAAACCAACTTTGACAAGCTCTTTTGTAAATCTAACAACTGTAGGATGACTTTTTCCTGACAACTCCTCTAATTGAGTAATAGAAAGCGCATCACACTCTTTTGCCCAGCCACGTGTTTTACGGTTAATAATTAAATAGATCTTCACTGATGCATCTGAGATTTTACTCATTGCCTCATCAACAAACGCATTTGCCACCTGAAATGAATTAGGGACATATTTACTCATGCTGCAACCTCCAGCACTGGAATACGTTTTCTTTTAGAGCGCGTATTTGAAAACTTTGAAACAAGATCCTGGTATTCATACAAAAGTGAATAATTTGGATGTATACCGGTTAGATCTGGGAGAGTGCGCAAACTAGCATGCATTGAATACCCAGTGATTTCTTCAACTAGGCACATCAATGCATAAATTTGAGGATTTTTAACTGCACCGTGAACAAGGTCTTTTGGGCTACCCATAATGCATGTGATGCAACTTAATCGATCATTATCCTGATATGCCCAGTGAGGTATCTGACCAGCATTTTTAATGGTTTTAAAAACTTCACTGGTTGTTAATGAATGGATTGGCAAATAGTCATACCAGGTACGGCCTGCTTTACCATTTTCTGATGCAATCTTAAATATCTGCTGCTTCGCTCGGTTACTGGACTCTTCAGCTCTTAAGCCAACACAATTAACGATACGATCAAAGCCATTAGCTTTTGCATAACGGCGTATCTCTCGAGTAATTGGACCTCGTTTTAAATCACTAGTGCATTGACGATACTTAGGTGAAGGAAATGAAGGAACTTCTGGCCGTTCTGAATAACGTTTTAGAACCATATCAAGAAAAGATTTTTTAGCTTTAGCTACGATAAAAGGAACCCCAGCTATTTCAGCTTGTTCACGGGCGAGTTCCAATGCACCAGGCCACTCCATAAAACCTAGACTGGCATGCACTACCAGAATTTGCTCCTTAGGAACAAACTCCAGCAGCTTAATCATCATGGCTTGGCTATCCTTCCCGCCACTATGATTAACAACAAAAAGCGCTTTTAATTTAATTTCGTCAAATACTCTTAATGGAGTCATGTGGTAACTCCTTCTTTGTATTTTCTGCGCTTATATCGCATGTCATAACAAGCTTTACATGCAGCACAAAAAGCCGGTGCACCATTTTTTTTGGTATGACCTTTACGCCAGAAGAACTCTTCATCCATTGGGTAATATTCTTTGCAATGAATACAAAGTTTTTCGGTACCTAATTCGGTCTGAATCGTTTTTGGCAAAGGAGCATTAGTCATTTAGGCTCCCCTTCATCCAAAATCTGAATAAAGCTACCCAAGTATCGGATCCGCTTTGCTCGATAAAGGCTCGAGATGATTACCCCTGCGTGATAAAGATTAATCCCATGCACACCGTGTTGATTCACAAGAGCTTGCATAAATTCATCACGTGTAACTGCCGCATTTTTTATATCGCGGTTTCCACGAGCTAAATTTTCCTGACGTTTTTTTAGCAACCCAGCCAAAGTTATTAAAGCTGGCTCATGCCAACTTTGGTAACTCTGCTGACGTTTCTGCTCTAACAATTTGTCTTTATTCGACTGATTTGATAAATTAGACATGTTCTTTGATCCCTTCGATTAATGAACACTTAAAGCTCGATCTCGCACATCGGGCTTTTTATTTGTTTGGAATACGGAAAAAATACTTTTAAAGAAACTCATGTATTCAATTGAATGCATTGTATTCTTTGATTTTTTTAGCTCTTCAATAGATGATTGGCCCAAGTCAACTTCGATCTTTAGTTCAATGGCCTCTCTAATCCACTTAGCTCTAGCACCACCCGCCAATTCATCCACAAGTTCTTGCACTTCGATTGGCACTCTTGTCGACATTGGTGCTAATAATTTTTTGCTTGTCTTTGAATGCGTATTTAAGTTTTGCATAGGTTTTCCTTTGCTTCTTGTTGGTGCAGACACTCAAAATCTGCTGTTGGAAATAAGTCATTACAACGGACTTTCCCCTTACTTTTTTGGTCTAATTCAAACAAATATTGATCACTGGTTTTATGTTTCTGAAAAAATGTCTGGTCTTAGATCTGTAAGAGGCACTTCTCCGCCACTCTGGTTGGAGATTTTCTTTGACAAAATAGGTGAAACGCTGCCGCCATATGCAATTTGCAATAAGTTTCCTTTGGTAGTTCCACACTTTTCTGCAAATGCTTGAACTTCGGTATCCGAGCCAAGTTTTTTCATGTAAGCCAATAAACTGCCTACTTGAGTTTTGATACGTGCAGCATCTTGAACAGAAGTCATAAATTGGGTCCTAAAGTTGCTTTTTTATAATTTAGTATTTTACTAAGTTGATTGCAAGCTTCGTTTAGTATTTTACGCATTTATTTTTTTAGTATTTTACTATTTAATTCAGCTATGGATATTTCAGCAATACGCAAAGCAAACCTCATTAGGTTGCTTGAAAGTTATAGTACTCAACGTGAGTTTGCAGAGATCGTGGATACCCCCGCCTCTTATATCACTCAAATTACACAAGGTACTCTTGGGAAAAATGGAAAACCGGTTAGCCTGGGAAACACTGTCGCCCGCAGAATTGAAAAGAAGTTAAATCTTTCTCATGGGTATATGGATGTTGACCACACAAATGCTCCAAATGTAGTTCCTTTCAATCCTCAGGTAACACCTAAGTCAAATGACTTGCGTATTTCTCCAGTTGAATTTAAATCTTCCTTTGAAAACAAACATACAATCAGAATTCCTGTGCACAAAAATGTAAGAGCGTCCTGTGGGGATGGTGTAGCAAATTTTCTTGAAGACGTTACAGACTATTTAGAAGTTGACCCAAATTTTCTTAAATTAATGGGTATTAACATAAAACCTGAAAGGCTAAGAATCATATATTCTTCAGAATACAGTATGTGGCCTACAGTGACTCCAGATAGCCCTTTGTTTGTTGATACAACTCCTGTGGACACATCAACAATGATAAGTGGGGATGTGTATGTATTCCTACATAACAGCCTACTTAGAATGAAACGTGTATTTGTGAGCTATGGTGATGAAAAGACTGTACGCCTACAAAGTGATAATCCTGATAAGAAAAAATATCCGGATGAAGTAATAACCCGAGAGCAACTCAATGAGCTAGTGTTTTTAGGTAGATTAGAATTATCCCTGGTCAAACCTTAATAAGTTTTCAAAATTTTTATCTTATTTAACCCACTCTTTAGTGGGTTTTATTTTGTCTAGCAGAAAGTCGTTTAGTATAAGAATAAATTATTTTTAGATTTATACTAAATTTATTGTTGCGTACCATTTAGTTTTTTACTAAACTAAATTTCACCAAGACAATAAAAAAGCACACCGAACCTTCTACCTCTCGATGTGCTTGCTACTGCGAGACCAATTATGAAACAAAACTCTATTTCAAGTCAAACCTCGGCGCGCTTGTTTCAGCACCCGACTATTGAAGAGCAACGCCCTTCACGCCTAGCCGTTTATAAAGCCAATGCAATTGACTTTATTAAGTTCATTATCCTCTCGATCATTCTTTGGGTCGTAATCTCAAACGCAATAGTTTGGATGTTTGGGGGCTAGTCATGAATAAAAAAAGATTTACTACCCCTTTCCGCGAATTTATCACTCGCGATGAACAAGGCCGTTATCACGTACGTTTAGGTCCACAGATTTTCTCAACAAATTTAAAGCTTACCGACATTCGTATTGAGAGTGAGAACGGCAGTAATCCTGTTAGCGAAGCCCTTCTTAAAATCCGGCCTTGGATCCTTCGAAACCTCGAACAGGAAGTTAAAGAACAGCGCAAAAAAGAACGTGAAGCAATGTTTTCTAAAGACTGCTTTAAACGCACTCCATATAGCGCAAACCAAAAAATTGCATATAAAAATGCCCGCAATAACGGATAAGTGAGGTACTCAAAATGAATGCTGCAATTAGTCCCGATGTAATAGCTAACGCTATACCTGAAAATATTCTCGATCTTCCTGGTCTTGAACGTGTATATCACCACCTCACTTTCTTGAAAGTAATTAACGAGCTGGAAGCTCCAAAGAGCCACAACAGTGACTTTGGTGGTTATAAATATCGTTCTGCTGAAGATATTCAAGCTGCATTAAAGCCTTTGCTTCTGAAGTATAAATGCACAGTTTTCACACGAGAATTTGAGATGCAAGACGGCTTCAAAGTTTATGCATATATCGTTTTTAAAGATCAAACATATATGCGTTGTGATTTACCTGGTGTTGCAACTTTTGACTTTGAAAAAGACCTAAATAGCAATAAGAAAATTTCAAAAACACAGCAATTTGCTGCATATCAAAGTTATGCAAAAAAATATGCACTTTCGAATTTACTTCTTATTGATGATTCACAGAACGATCTTGATGCTCTTACTAACCAGAATATTCAGAATGAGCAACAATTTAGTAACAAGAAGAACTATCAAAATCGTTCAAACAAACAAATGGCATCACAGGCAGACTGTGACCGCGCATTAAAACAAATTGAGGAATTACCTTTAAATACCTCACTTGAACAAGCTGAATACATCTTTGATGGTTTACGCCAACAATATCCAAAGTTCGATAAAGAGATTTATGAAGCTGGTTGTGCGAAGTACAACGCAATCATGCAGCACTTACAAGGCCTTAGTCAGCAGCAATTAACTCAACAAACTGGCAATGCTACCCAGCAACAAACACAAAATACTCAGCAGCAACGCAACAATAGAGCTCAATCCCCGAATTCCCCAAAGCCAGGTTGCATTTCAAATAAGCAACGTGACGAGCTGCAGGCGTTCATCAATGAACGTGGCCTAGATATTAAATATGTCTGTGAGTTTATAGGCATCGATACATTGGCGGAAATTCAAGCTGCAAAATTTGACCAGGTAAAAATTGACATCGATAAATTAGCTAAACAGGAATTGAGTTCATGAAGGGATTAATTTTAGACACTGAAACTCATGATTTGGAAGGTTATCCAATCGAAATCGCTCATGTTCCAGTTGGTTTTTTAGAAAATGGCGAGCTGATTGTAGATAAAGAAGCTTGCTTTGATGAGTACTACTCTTGTCCTGAGCCTATTAACTATGGAGCAATGGCAGTACACCATATTCTTGAATCAGACATTGCAGATAAGCCTAGTTATGAAACTTTTCGCTTGCCTGAAGGTGTTCAATACATCATTGGCCATAACGTTGATTATGATATTCGAGCTATCAAACTCGCCGACAAATCAGTTAATGCTCAATCGATTTGTACACTAGCTTTAGCTCGAATGGTTTGGCCAGATGCAGCTCATAACCTATCGGCTCTTATTTATATGCTTTCGAAAGGTTCATTGAAAGCGCGTGAATCAATTCGAAATGCACATAACGCAAAACAAGACGTTTTGCTAACAGCAGTACTGCTCAAACAAATATGTAAAGCCCTTGGCATTAAAGATATGCAATCACTTTATCTGTTTTCAGAGCAAGCGCGCATACCTACAAAAATAACTTTTGGCAAACATAAAGGTATGGCTATCAAAGATCTGCCTGCCGATTACGTTACCTGGTTGTTAAAACAGGATGACTTAGACCCTTACCTCAGCAAAGCACTACTAAAAGGATAAAACGATGAATATTTTAAATAATCAAGAAGCTTTTGCAGCTTTGCAAAAAGGTAAAAACTTACTTTGTCGTTATATGGATGGTGACTTTCTAAAACTAGATCAGTTCCCAGCGACCGTGTTTGGGATGCCTGACTATGAGTTTTGCATCGATATTGAAAAAATCGAACTTGCTGGTTTCACATTCACAAAGCCGTGCACCTTGGATGAATTAATGGATGATCAAGAAATTTATGTAATCGATTTTTCTTGTTCAAATATTTATAAAGGTTCATTCAATTCTAAGAGTGACTATGTTTGTAAACTTGTTGATAACGGAGTCGTTCAGAGAGATTTAAATAATGCTTCAGACCAACTTAGAGCCTTTCAAAAAGTTCTAGGTGTGGAAATGGGGATTATTATTAAGACTGTAGATTTTATCGAAACTGGTGTCGACGATAAAAAGTCCGAAGTTAAACAAACTAAAAAACGTACAAGCAAAAAAGACACACCTGTAGACCCTCAATTATTAGAAGCTGAAAAAGACATAGTGATTGATGGTATTCACTCAAGTAAAACTGAATGTGAAATTGATTCACTTTGCTATGACCTTGAAAAACATAGTTTCACGCCTGAACAATTAAAAGCTATTGAGAATGCTAAAGATGCAAAATTAGCGGAATTGGCATCAATAAAAGCTGCAGCTGAAAGTGAAAAACACGAGTTATTTACTCCAGCTGAAGAAGATGCCCAAGCACCTGAATTATCAGTTTTGTGTGAAGCTTTCATTGATGAAATTTCTAATTCGAAAAGCAAAGAAGATTTAGATTTTATTCGTAGCCGAATTAATTCAAACGGTGCTTTAACAGAAGTTGAAAATGCTGAGCTTTTCACCCGTCTAAATATCAAGGCGAAAACTTTTGAAAAGGCCGAATCAAATAATGCAGTTGTTGTTGCTGAAGTCAAAAAAACTGAAGAACGTAAACCGATTGAAGAGGAAGAAGGTAAATATCAAAAAAAGCTTACTGAACTGAAAAAGCGTGTAGATGAATCAAAGACAGTTGCCGAAGTTAATGCTGTCACTAAGTACACCAACTCTTGGTCTGCTGAACAGCGTGCACCTTTGTTGCAATATATGCATAAACGCCTCGAGGAGCTAAAAAAAGAGAAACAAGAGAATGAGCCATCTCTTTATATCAAAATCCAAAATGCACCTGACTTAGCTGCATTAGATGCGTACGAAATTGACATACATAGTTTGGAGCCACTTGCTCAGCCAAAAATGATGCAAGCAGTTATCACTAGAAGAAAAGAACTTGATCAAACTAAAAACGATTATTTGATCGATGAGGATCTGCCATGAAATTTAGATATTCATCATCAAAAAGAACATTAATTGTTATTGGCGATTTCATGAATCATCACTTTGACAATGTGAACGCTTCGGAAATTGAACAATGTCTTTATGACGCAATGCTAAAAGAAGGTAGCTGGAGAAAGTAATGCGAACGGTCGTTAAACGCAAAAATCTCCAAGCTTTCAAGATTTGGTTAGCCCTTTTGGGCTACCAAGTTAAAGAAATGCAAGACGGCCGGGGCTTCAATTTCCGTTTTAAAAAACAGTACGGCATGGTTACCAGAGCATTAACAGGTAATGAACTAGCTTACTCACTCGGTAAAGAATTTGAAGAACATTTGAGGGCTTAGGTAATGATTGATTTAAAAACTAAACAAGCATTTTGGGCTGAACAATTGCCCATATTTAAAGAAAAATATTGGATTCCTGGACATTTAGATGTGTTGGAATTTGACATGGTGGGAGGTTGTTTTGATATTGCAGAGAATGTCAAAACCGATCTTAGTGAAGACGATCTTTTTGATATTTACCATCGTGTAAACAGCGGGTGGGCTATGTGGAAAAAAGCCGTTACTTTCATGGAAGAGAAATCTCAAGCTCAAGCGATGCCAGCACAAAAGTTTTTTAGCCATGATTTTAATGGGGACGGCTTTAAATATCATGACTCTTTAGAAGAGGCACAAAAAGAAGCTGAATCAAGTCTCGATTGGTATAGGGATCGGGTAGCAGATGGTCACCATGTGGGTGATGATGGTGAATTTTATGAGCTATGTTACGGCGTTGTTATTGCATCGGCTGGATTTACAGTTGATGACGTAGTGACCGAAGAACATCACAAAAATGATGAGTTTACAAAGTACGAAGTGGGAACAGAAATCTTAAGTCTTCACTTTAATAAATGTAAAAGCGAATCGGGAGCTGAAGAATGATTGACTTTATTGAAGACGCAGAACGTCAATATGAAATCTTTTGCAAGCTTGCTGAAGAATATGGATTTCTCGATATTAATGCTGCTAATAGTGGTTTCCGATGCACAGTAAAAAAACCTGAATTTAATGCTGGTTGGATTTCATTTACTGGCGGCGTAGCAAGCTGTAGAGATGAGGCTGAAAAATACAAAGCTGAAATCTCAAGATTAAAAGCTGAAATAGACAAAGCTCAGGTGGCTCAATGGCAACCGATCGACACAGCGCCAAAAGACAGAGCAATCTTACTCCGAAACTATGAAGGAATATTTCAGGGTCAATGGGACCAAGATGAAAAAGGATTTCGCCCTCTTTTTATGGACTACCACGGGTGCGGTTGTTGTGGCGGAGGTTGCCCTCAACCAGATCTCTGGATGGAATTGCCACTTGCAAACGAATCAGGAGCTAATTCATGAAAAAGCTATTACTTGTAGTTTTCCTGCTAGGCGGTTGCTCTTCTTCTAACGATGCCATCAAAGCATTAAAAGCCAATGGATTTAATGATATCCAGACACACGGTTATGCATTTTTTGGTTGTGGCCAAGGTGATACTTTTTCCACAAAATTCACAGCAAAAAACCAGCATGGCCAGAAAGTAACAGGTGTCGTTTGTAGTGACTGGTTGAAAGGCTCAACCATTAGATTTGATTAAGGTGATCTGATGAACGTTATTTTAACTGAAGCTGATTTAGACGTAGCACTAGAGAATGGTGATTCGTATACAGACATCCTTAACCATGTCGCATTCTTACTTATTGAAAAGGTATTGGTAAAAACGAGAGGTAATAAAACTGAAGCAGCTAAAATTCTTGGTATGACTAGAGAGACTTTAAATAAAGTTATAAAACGCGTTAAGGCAAAGCGGGAGGAAGCTTAA